CTAGTCGGCGGCAATGAGCTTCGTGCCGACCCCATCCCAGCTGATAGCAGAAACTGCCTGCCGCGCCAATCTCGCGCGGTCAGCGTTACGGGTGTAGATCTTCGAGGTCTTCCCGTCTCGCCAGCCGAACATAGCCTCGAGTTGCGTGTCGGTTGCCGAGTTATGCGCTTGGTCCGTGGCCAAGCCTTTTCGAACAGAGTGCGCCGTGCAATGCGGTAACCCGGCCTGCCTGAACCAGTCAGCGACCCTGTTCCCCAGACCCTTCACACTGAATGCCTTCCCGAACTCCGTCTGCAGATAGGTCATGCCCGTGACCGGATGCATTGCGAGAACGGCTTCCAGGATCGGGTGGATCGCAATCTCGATATCCACCGGCGTCCTGTTTCGGTTCTTGAAGAGCCGGAGCTTTAGGGTGTCGCCGCGGCGGTGCTGCGGGCCGATGAGCGCAAGATCCGAAACGCGAAAGCCGGCGAACATCATCAGCGACATCGCGAGGACGGCTTTCGACTTGGGCCCGTGGTGATCGATGAACTGCGCGATCTCCGCAGAGGTGATCGTGTGATGTCCGTCGCTGTGAACGCGGAACGGCTCCACCGATCGCGCGATATTCGCGGTGATCAGCTTGCCCTCGCGCTTGGTGTCGAAGATCTGCCGGAGAACCTTTAGGCGCTCGTCGGCAGCGAATGGCGCATCACGCTTCCGGTCCCGGAGCGCCTCGATGTGCTTGATGCCCATAACCGAAAGCGGGATATCGGCGATGAGCTTGGTCGCGTCGTCGAGGGGTTCGACCCACATGCCTTCCATGATAGTGCGCCGGCGGTCGCGCGTGGTCTTGTCGAGCGCCTGGAAAGCATTGCTCTTCATATATTCCAGGCAGAGCCAGCGGAACGTGTTCGGCCGGACCATGGCGGAGAGCTTGGGCGCAGCATTGTCTTCGATCGCCGCCGGAGTGGCCGGTTTGTGTTCGCCGCGGGCTTTCCAGTAGGCTCGGGCAAACTCTTCACTCGCCATGTCATCCGGCAGCCGGCAGACCCGTTTCCCATCGATGCGCAGATAGTAGCGGACCGTGCCGTGCCGGCTCTTGTTCTTCTCGATATAGGGCAGGTCCACATTCACCATGCTGATCAAGCCGACATCTCCCAGGCGCTGGCGTCGTCGGCATCCTCTCCCTTCGCGTTCCCGTCTTCAGGCCATGAGCCTATGGCCGCGATCAGGTCAGCAACCAGCCAGACCTTGCGGGTATGCCACTTCCTCGGTCGGGGAAGAAATCCCTCTTCGACCATGAGGTCAACCGTGCTGGCGCTTACGCCAAGTGAGCTGGCAACCTCCATGCGGTTCAGGCCGAGGCGAGGGATGTTGCGGCTTAGGTCAATGGTGTTTCCCACGTTATCCTCACTTTCCCCGTTGTTCGTGCACAGCGGCATCGGTTCGTTCTGGGTTGGTTGCTGCCGTCACTCTCCCGCCTCCTTCTCTTGGAGGGTGGCGCGACCGGCGTCCGTGGCCCGATAACGCTTAGGCTTTCCCTCAAAGCAGCACTCAGCCAAGCCTTTTTCGCACAGAGAAAGCGTTGCAGCTCGACCAGCGGACCCGCAGAGATAGGGCATGAGCCCCCAGCCGGACTCCCTGATCTGTCCCATTGGCAGACCGCTTGCAGATGCGTGAGCGAGTATGCCTAGAGCAGTCTTCTGGTTCCATGTCAGCTTCATGCTGCACCCCCATCGTTCTCGCCTTCAATGTGGGGAGAGACGGGAACGCCATATCTATCAACGATGACGCCATTCTCGACGCGCATGGGATATACCACTTCCCCTACCTGGGGCGCTGTGTCCTTGCGATCCTTGAATACGGCTTCGGCAAAGTTCACAGCCACAAGCGCGGCTCGTTGCGTCTCGCAGGTAGACTCTCGGGATCCTGCATGTTTCCTCAACTCCTCCAGCCACCATTGACCCGGCTGATAATCCTGCAGGGTGAAGATGTCCGGAAATACGTCCGCCTGCGCCGCTGTGTCCTGCGCTGCCCTCTCCCCTTGAGAGGGGGTGGAGAGGGCGGAAAGGACACGTTGTTCATAGTCGGCTTGGGCGTAGGCTTGCGCTGCGTCCAGCGTAGCAAACGCCTTCACTACACCATGCACTCGCGGAAGCATGTAGCATCCGTTGTGCAGAGGCTCCCACTTATCGCCCAGGCGCTGGACGCGGTAGTGACCCGTGGCCGAGCTTGCCTCGTTGCCGCGCCATTCCAGCGGCTTCACGCGCAGTTCCATCTTTCTCTCGTCTTCGCGGTTGGTCATGGGCGTTCCTTGGTGGGTGACGGGGTGGCTTGCTGCCGCGCCCTTGCCATGATCAGCAGTTCCTTTTGGAACTGCTCTTTCGACGTCTTCCCCGCCCGATGATCGGCACGGATATTCGCCTCTGCTACATCAATCATTTGGATGGCGGCGCGGAGTGGGATGCGCGCTTGCATCTCCTGGTCCACTACCATCCACGCCAGCACCCCGCCATCTGCGCAGACCTCATCGGGGTCGATCCCGCGCCGCTCGCATTCCTCGCGGGCCTCGATTTCACGCTCTTGTTCTGGCGTGATGTCGTAGTACCCGCTGTCGATTAGTCGGTCTCCGAAGGTGACGCTCATTTGATAGTCTCCAATAAATTTCGAACGGCGTCCCGAAGTTCTGAATTACGCTCTACCCCTGACGTGGCTTTCGGGTCGCAGCCCTCCAGATAGGCTAGGACACTCTCCAGCACGTTCCGTTCGGGCGCGGGGGCGCGGCCTGCCCATTGGTCCAGACGATCAAGCCGCGCGCGATCTCGTCAGTGAACCGAGCAACAGTCTTTGGGTCAGCTTCCCGATTGTAGTGCTCCGGAAACGTGAGAATGTCGCCGGCCCAAGCTGAAGCATTTTTCGCTATGAATGAGCATTGCATCGAGAAGATAGCTTCGGTGAGCTTAGACATCCGCAGAGCCCTCCACGCTCTCTCCACTCTCGGGGAGTTGGGGTTGGGTGAGGGCAGACATGATGCGGGTTTCGTAGTCGGTTTGTGCGGCAGCCTTGGCTTCAGCCTCGCTCACGAACTTGCCATCGATCACGTTGACCATCCAGTAGGTCGGACCTTCCCAATCGACGCAAAATACACGGTAGGAAAACCCAAAAGCCGTTATCGCTTCAACACTGACCCCGTTATCTGTCCAAGCTAAAAGCCTCACCCATCGGATAGCCTTCAGCCTCTCGTTCTCCTCCTTGAGGGCGTCAACCTGGGCGGTGAGGGCTTCGACGGTGGAGGCGAGCCGAACGATCTCATTGCCACGCTCCCTGATTTCTTCGACCAGTTCGTTCCACGCCACCGGCTCGTACTTCGGGTCAGTCATGGGAAGCTCCCTTCGTGCCAGCGCGGATGGCGGCGGCTATTTCGACCGCTTGGAAGCGCATAGTTTGAAAATCACGGGCTGCACGCTTCGCACCGTTTTCCATTGCGTCGTCTTCTTGGCGCTGTCTGCCTTCTTTGGCAGCGTCTGCAATCTTCGCACATCGCTCGCGCTCGGCTTCTGTCGCGGCCATGATGGCGCTTTCGCGCTCGGCGTCCTTGAGCGCGAGCTGGGCGGTGAGGGCTTCGATGGTGGAGGCGGGGTAGAGGGGTTCCGTGTTGTGCCATGGGCGGATGTTCGGGCTATGCGAGGCATACTTCCATTCACCGGGGAGATGCTCATGCTTGAACCGGAACGCCACCGGCTCCGGTATCGCCGTATCTCGGATATCTGTGGGGGTCATGCTTCGTCCCTCGACTTCAGAGCGCCGGCCGATGCCAGGCGCTGATTAATGACAGCAATTGCAAAGGGCTCTGCCGCGTCTCCAAGCTCTGTCCATAGCCCGTGCAGGGTGAGAGCGAGAACATGCGGGTCAATGCCGGCACATGCCCAGAACTGCGCTTCTCCGATGCGGTGCTGGCGATCGTGCTGTTCTGCGCAGAGCGGAAGCACCCAACGGTCGCTCGCCTTGCGCTGCTTTGCCCGGCCGTAGTGGCCGTATTGCGAAGCGGCCATGGATAGGTGAGCCGCTTGGACCTCGTACCGGCCCGTGATGACGCAGGGCAGGCGGTGGACGAAGGCGAGGTAGCCCTTTCTCTTCGTCGGCTTTGCCTTCGGAATAGGGCTGAATGCAGCGGCGTCAGAGTTGATGCGGAATGCCATCACGACCTCCCACGCTTGTACCAAGGCACATAGGCGAAGGCGTCCCGGATCCTGTTCAGAAGCCCGACCGCCTTGGCCTGATCTTCGCCCGCCTGAAGCCGCTTGCTCTTCTGCGCGATCCTCTCGTCGATGATCGGCTGGAACGGATCCGGTATGCCTCGGGTGTAGCCCTTCACATGCTTGACGGTCATGATGCCCTCGCTGTCTTCTGGGGTTCGTGAAAGATCACGCCGTTCTCGGCTCCCCAGGCGTGGATGAATTCGATGAGATCGGTCATCTCCTGCTTCGACAGGTCCGACGAGGACTGCCCCCACGGGATAAATGACCGCTGGTCGAGCGACGGCACGAAGCTGACTTCCTTGCCGATCGCGTGAAGGAAGATGACCTTCCACTGGTCTGTGGTGTGATCCCGGCCGAGTGCCTTCATGTGGAGCGCCACGTCGGTCAGCATGGCCCACATGCGGTCATTCTGGGGCATGGAGCGCTGCGGGCCTTTGAACTCGATCCGGGTGCCCCAGGGGGCCTTGCGGATCCAGTGGTGGGCCTGCTCGCGGTCCATGCCGCTGTTGATGACGACGAGCGCTCTACCCATGATTAGCCCGCGTTCTGCGGAGAGATCTGCGACAAGCGCCGGTCCCGCATAGAGTAGGCCGCATTGATCATGTCGGCATGGCCTTCAGTCTCGAGCACGGCCGGCGCGTCGGCATCGTTCCAGGCCTCCTCGACGTCGGCCTCACTCTTCGCGCCGGCCAGCGCCAGCTCGAGCGTTTCCATGAACTCCCCAAGATCAAAGCCCGGTTCGACCGGCGGCTCCTCTGCGTCGATCGTCTTTCCTGCTGGCGGTGCAGGAGGCTTCGGCGGCGCCGGCGGCCGGGCGGCGGCCCGAGGTGTGATGTCTTGCATCGGCTGAAAGTCCTGCACTTCCTCCGCGATGCCAAGGCCGCGCAGCACGTCTGCGAATGCATCACGAAGGGTGAAGGCGCGCGCCCGCATCTTCAGCATGCGTTCGGGGTACAGCTTCCACGGGCCGCTCTTTGTCCACAGGCCCGCCGTCATGGCGTCTTTCACGGAGAACCGACCGACTACCGGCTCGGGTTCGCCGCGACGTTTGGCTTCGCATATTGCAACCCGTGCATCGCCGTCGCCCTCAATGCGCTCTTTGATCCACTCACACTTGCCGGACCCTCGCACCAACCCGATCGCCCCATCTCCCCAGATTGTCGGACGATTATTGACCACCGCGATGGACTGAAGCGCAGCCATCGGCGTCATTCCAACCTCCATCCCATGCATGATCGCGACCATGCATTTCTCGGCCGTGTCGAAACCCGCAGGTGCCATTCCGGCAATCGTGACCATCTTCGCGATCCGAAAGGCGTCCTCGATGTTGGCGGGTACAATTGCGCGAACGGAACTGCCCGCAGCTATAGTTCCCATGCCTGGCGGCAGCAGACGTTCCGTGTTGACTATCTCGTTCATCAGGCGGCCCTCTGCTCTTCCTTGATCTTCATTCCCGCCAGTTCGACGCCGGCCTTTGCCGCACGGTTGGCGAGGCTGTTCACGACGTCCCGGATCTCGGGGCGGTCCTTCAGGGCCATGACGAGCGCGTCGTAATCGGTGATCTCCGCCGATACGAAGGTTCGGAGTGAGACACGGGCACCGGTGCGGCCGGCGGCGGCGTTGCGAGTTTGGGTGGCGCGCTCGGCTTCCGCTGCTTCCCGGGCAAGCCGCTCGGCATTGGCCTGCGCTGCTGCCTGCTCTTCGGCCGACGGCCCGGCCGCCTCGGCGGCGCGGCGTGCGGCGTCCTCGGCGTCACGGCGCTTGCGGTCGGCCTCAGCCTGGGCGGCGCGCTGGCGCTCGGCCTCGACGCGCTGCTGCTCGCGCAGGAAGTCATCCATGTGCCGCTTGAGGCGCTTGCTCAGCAGATCCGGCTCTTCCTTCAGGTCGCGCCACTTCGTATCGACGACACGGCCCGCGTCGAGGTGCGGCTGCTTCTCGACCTTGTGCAGGTCGGTCGCCTTCTTCGCGATCGTCGCGACCCGCTTGGACAGAATCGCTGCGCGGTCGGCATCGGCCTGCGTTTTGATTGGCGCCTTCATGAAGGCTTCGGCCTGTTCCTTCTCAGCCTCGTATTCCAGCCGGAGGGCTTCGAAGGGATCGGACGGCAGGTTGTGGCCGATGGCGGGAGCGGGCGGCTCGTCGTCCCAGCCTGCGCCGTCGATCGCCTTCTGATAAGCCTCGTAGCTCACGGGGTGCGTCCGGCAGAAGTTCCAGGCGTCGCCCGCGTCGACGATGCGCTCGCCGCGCATTGCCAGCCAGGCGCCGTCCTCATCTTTCCAGATCGCGACGGGCTCCCACTGGCCATCCTTGAAACGGGTGCGATAGTAGCCCTGCTCTGGCTGGCCTTCGCTCATGGGGCCAACGCGCCCTGCAAGCGCCTCCTGCCACCAGTGCCAAATGTTCGTTTCGGTCTGCGACATGATGATCTCCTAGAGGACTGCAAGCACGGCAATGACCGCGGCAATGGTGACGATGAGAATGGCGAGATCGAAGCTCGACCACAGGTCGGGCTCGGGATCAGGCGACAGGTTGATGAAGGGCCTGATGGTCTGGTCGGGGCGGGTCATGCGTCACCCCTGACCGCGTTAGCCAACGTGCGCTCAATGTGCGCGAGGCTGCCCGGCGTCGGCGCAAGGCCGCATTCCTGATCGCGCTGCCAATGGCGGACCCAGTTGAGGGCCTCTGCCAGAGCGATGTCCTTTGCGGAGCGTGAAGAAGCTTGTGACACCGGAAGCGGAAGGAAGCGGGCGATGACGTTCATGCCGCCACCTTCGCGTTGCGCCGCTCGGTCTGGGCCGAGATCAGCATGGCGATCAGGTCAGTGTGGGCAGCATACGTCCAGCCGACCGGATAGACGCGGCGGCGAGAGATCTGCAGGCAGAGCTGCTCGTGGTGCTTGATGTTCCGTTCAAGGAAGTTCAGGGCTTTGCGGCGCTCCATGGCGTCGGCCCGGTCGGTGATCATCTTGACTGCTGCTGCGATGTCCATGCTGGTCTCCATCGGCTGTTCGATGAAGCAAATGTAACAGTTTATGCGACAGTGTCAATCATGGTGTAACATTTAATGACGCATTTTTCGATGCATTTTGGAATGTGAGCGTGGTGCGCGCCGTCTCGGTTCCAGCTTTGGTCTTGGAGGACAAGTTGACGTCCGTCTGTAGAAATCTATTCCTAACCTCTTTGGTTTAGGGATCTCGCTTCACATGTTTTCAGGGTTTAAGACTCTACCGCAATCCAAGAATGCTCACTGGAGATCGCGCTGATCTTAGGAGAATGCTCATTGGCCGAGACATCAATTGAATGGACGGACGCTACGTGGAACCCGGTGGCTGGCTGCACAATCCTGACCGCCGGCTGCACCAACTGCTACGCCATGCGAATGGCCGCTCGGCTAGAAGCTATGGGGTCTGAGAAGTATCTTGGACTAACGCGCAAAAGTGGCGGACGCGCGAAATGGACCGGTAAAATTACGTTGGATTGGAAAGCGCTAGACACACCTGCGAAGTGGTCAAAGCCTCGGTTGGTCTTCGTCAATTCCATGTCAGATCTATTCCATTCCGCTGTGCCGCCGGACTTCATCGCGGAGGTATGGAAGACAATGGAGGCCACGCCTCAGCATACGTACCAGATATTGACTAAGAGGCCCGACCGGATGTCCGAGGTATTGTCCGGCAGCCAGTTTAAGGCGTTGCCGAACGTGTGGCTTGGCACCAGCGTCGAAGATGGCCGCGTGATTCACAGGCTTGATGAGCTGCGTTCTGTTCCGGCTGCAGTCAGGTTTGTCTCGTTTGAGCCACTGATTGGGTCTGTCGCAGGCGCTGATCTAACAGGCATCCATTGGGCAATCGTAGGCGGAGAGTCGGGCCCGGACGCGCGCCATATGGAGCCGGAGTGGGTCCACGAGATTGAGCGTGCTTGCCGGCGATATAGCACCGCCTTTTTTTTCAAGCAGTGGGGCGGGCGAAACAAGAAGGTGACGGGCAGAGAGTTAAATGGCAAGACGTACGATGAGATGCCGTTAGTTTCTAGGCTTTGAGGATGTTACTCGCAATTCTGGTTGCTAGTCCAATTGCCTTCGGTGCCGGATTGGAAATTGCAAGGAACAGCGAGAACATAGGAACACCGTTGCCATTTTTCAGGCGTTTCGGTGGCAAGACTTTCGGGAACAGAGATTTGAGCCTTTTATCGACAAACGCCTCGATGGCAGCCACATCAGCAATCCGCTGATAAGCTTGATCGTGCTCACCGAGGAGATCGTTCACCTTCGGGGCATCATACCAAGCGTTCATCCAGTCGTCCGTGCCGAGCATACGAGTGATTGCAGTCCGCTTCTTCTCGTCGATTTTTTTCGGGTCTCGAGTGGCTTGCCGGAAAAGTCCGGCGAGCGATACCAGGTACCAAACATCGATAGCTTCGGTTTCTCTTATTAACTCGAGAGTGGCCCAATCCACGTCCATTCCGTACGGGTCTAGAAACATAACCGCACGTTTCCCAGCCCATTTCAGCGCGTTTATTTCAGCGCGTATAGCGACGTTGGCGTCTCCTCGAACAATATCGATACGGCGCTCTGGGTACTGCGCTTTAAGTTTCTCTAGCGCAGCGCAGTAGCGCTTTTTCTTCTCCATGAAGATAACGCGTGTGAATGCTGGGGTTACGTCTAGAGCTATCTGTGCAGAGCCGCGACGCCTCTCAATTCTTTCTTCCATGCCAGGTAGCAGATCCGCAGGAACGGCGCTCTGCTTGATGACTCTCTCCCCGGTGCCAGCGAACGCGTCGATGTACCAAAGGTCTTGGAACTGCGAACGGAGTGCAATGGTGAAAGCTTTGAGGTAAGCCTCAATCAGCGACAATTTCAGGTCGGTAGAGACGTTTCCAAATTCATGGTCACTCAATGCGTCGTTCCCCTGCGCCGGTTGATGTATTCGAGGTTCAAAACGTCGACGAGGTAATCGGCGATCTCCAAGGCTAACCCTTCTTGCGGCTCATCGCCTATCTCGGCCGTTTGACCGGTGAAGATGTCCTCAATGGCCCAAGTGCCGTCCGGATCGCGACGCAGGGCATACCTGTTCGCTGAGCGCTCAATCATATCGCACTCACTCCGTGATCACGGGCTGACAGAAACCATTCGACTCTTCTGCAGACTCCTGCTTTCTTATGGTGAACAAAAAGAGAACGAGGAGCATTCGCCATGGCCCTAAAGGAAGTCACAAAGTTCCTTGTGATGCCGCCGGCCGGCACAGACGAGATCGACGGGCGGTTCAAAAAGCACCTCCGTGACGAATTCCCTGGCTGTGAATTTGAGGTCGCGCAGATCCCCCCGCTCGCAAGCGAAGAGTTCCAAGTTCTTCCGGTGATGGGCAAAGTCAGCGGCAAGGATGCAGCCATGTATGAAAAGCCCGAGAAGTGGTTCCTCGACGATATCGTCTCTGTGTGCCGTCGCTTTGAAGTCTCTAAGGACAAGCGCAAAGCCTCCTGATCACTTGCGAGCAAGATGGCCGACGATCCGGCCGATGATCTGCAGACGTGACAGCTCGACCGTGAAAGTCTCGAGAGCTTGGTTATCCGAGATGATCCGGACCTCGGCCGGGTCGCTGAAAGGAATGCGCTGTAGGCGCTTGATCTGTGGCTCCGTATGGCCGTCGCTGATGGCATAGACCGTATCGGTCGACATCTTGTCCTGCGACAGGTCCACCAACACCCGGTCGCCCGGCATGTAGGTCGGCTGCATCGAATCCCCGACCACCTCCATGATCAGCGTATGCGCCGGCGATGCTTTCGCCTCGTTGCGCAGGTACGATAGCGGGATCATCCATTCGGCAATGACCGTATGGCCGCTGACGCTGTCACCGCCGACCGGCAGATTGATCGTTTGGCCAACTGTGCCCATGCCGGCGCCAAGCTTCGTGTCGATCTCCGGAATAGCGCCATCGATTGCCGGCACCCAATGCTCGCGGCTGTAGCTGACCGTGCCATCATCGTCGTTCTCGACCTCGTCTGGATCGAAAGACGACACGATCGGCGCAGGCTTTGGCGGCCGGTTGAGCATGAGGTCGTCAACCGACGCGTCCAGCAGAGGAGCGAGCTCCTCGGCGCGGTCCCGCTTCAGCTGACTATGGTCATTCGCAAGCCGATTGATCGTGGCGCGTGAGACGCCGATCGCTTCTGCGAGTGCCTCCTGTGACGCAATTTTTGATGCTTTGATGAAGGGTGCGAGCCAATTCTTTGCCATGGCGATTTATCCGCCAATCCAGCTGCATCTTCTATGCCATAATATGTTACACTTCGCTTGACGTGTTGCAGTAAATGCGTCATATTGTGCGACATGACCCTTGAAGATTACATCCACGAGCACACCACTGTAAAAGCTTTTGCTGCAACTCTGGGCAAGAGCCGGGCGCAAGTGCACCGGTACATGCGCGGGGAGAATCTCAGCAAGAGCGTCATCGAAGACATCTGCCGCGTCACGGGCGGGGCAGTGCAGCCAAACTCATTCTTCCGGACGGAGAACGCAGCATGACTGACACCGTGGAAAACGTAGCAGCGGCCGAGCTGCGCCAGTTCATTGAGCGCATCGAGCGCCTTGAAGAGGAGAAGGCCGCAATCGCTGATGACGTCAAAGACGTGCTCGGGGAGGCCAAAGGCCGCGGCTACGATACGACCGCCATTCGCACCATCATCCGCCTCCGCAAGAAGGACGCGGCCGAGCGCATCGAAGAAGAGACCCTTCTTCAGGCCTACATGGCCGCTCTCGGTATGGAGTGATTCAGCCATGATCGGCGAGAGCGGCTACATGGCCCGCCACGAGAACGTCATCGACGCCGCGGCCAGGATTGAAGTCGAGAGGGGCAAGCGCCCCGATGCGGCGTCGGACCGCTTCGCCCCTCTCGACGCTCAGGCAGTCAACCAGCCCACGAGGACAGGCCAGCAGACTGGCGGAGGAGAACTGTGATGATCGCATTGTATGTGGCCTTGGGCTTCGGCGCCGTCGCTGTCGGCTTCATCGCCGTCATTAAGGTCGGCAAGTTCCTGGCGCGCTTCCCGCAAGTGGATGCAGCGCCGATCGAGCCCGAGCCCGTCATCGATTTCGATCTGCTCGAAGTCGAGCTGTCCATGGAATTTCACGATTGGAAGCGGGCCGCTTAACGGCTGCGTCGCTAACGATCAGGGCTACCAGATCGCCCAGCGAAACAGGGTCTCCCTTTCGAGGGGAGGCCAGAGACGGACCATCCGGCAAGATCGTCGCGTCTCTGTTTTCTGCCTTCGTGCGCATTCGCGGCTCCTCTGAACAAGGAGAAGCTCGCACAGGGAACGTCGGAAAAATGCGCAGAAATCGTAGGAAAAATCCGAAAATGAGTACCGTTGAATTTTGCCAGTCAGCTTTGCGGGATCGCATCGCACCTGCCGGACAGGGCAGCGTGAAGATCCGCATCGACCAGGCCGCGCGCAAACTTGGCTGGTCCGCATCTCGGACGCGGGACGTCTGGTACGCCGACCCGCGTGTCTCAATCAGCGCAGAAGAACTGCGAGAAATCGAAGCAAGGGCGGGGATCACCTATGGACGAGAAGAAGCAAACGACGTCGCCAAGCTCATCGGGAGAGCCGACGCTCTCCTGGCTCGATCGGAAACGGATAGCAATCGCACGCTCGTTGCTGCGCTCAGCGCATTCATTCGCGCTCTGGATGGCTCCGGAGCTGCGCGCTGAAGCCGAGGCGTCGAGCCTGCCGCGACCTCCGGACCTCTGATGTTCTCCCCCCGGCTGGCCCCCCTCCCGGCCGCCGGCAACTACCGCGCAAATGCGGGATTTTATCAACGAGGTGCGACATGACGAACCCATATCTGCTTCCTGCAGGAAACGTTCAGATCAGCTTCAGCGGTGGTCGCACCTCTGCATACATGCTCCACGAGATCCTCGAAGCTAACGGCGGTATTCCAGAAGACCGGGTAAAGGTCATGTTCCAAAATACCGGCCGCGAGATGGAGCAGACGCTCGAATTCGTCGCTGAGGTCGGCCGCCGCTGGGGCGTTATGATCACTTGGACCGAGTACCTTGCAACGGCGCCTGGTTTCGCCGAGGTCGGCTACCAAGGTGCAAGCCGCAATGGCGAGCCCTTCGACGCCTTGATCGACAAGAAGCAGTACCTTCCAAACCAGCAGTCTCGGTTTTGCACGCAAGAGCTCAAGATCCGCACCGCGAAGAAGTACCTCCAGTCCATTGGTTGGCAGCGCTGGACAGCCTGCATCGGGATCAGGGCGGATGAGCCGCACCGGTTGGGCAAACCGGCTCCCAAGGAGCGGTGGGTAAACTGGCACCCGCTCGCCGCAGCGGGCGTAAGCAAACACATCGTAGGTGATTTCTGGAAGGCACAGTCGTTCGACCTGATGCTGCCGAACATCCGCGGCAACTGTTGGCTCGGAAACTGTGACGGCTGCTTCCTCAAGTCGGAACGGTCGCAAGCCGTTTTGGCGCGAGATTTTCCCGATCGCCACCGCTGGTGGGAGGCGGCCGAGGCGCGCGTAGGCGCCCTTGAGACCACCAAGGGCCGCCCGAAAGATAATGCTCAGTTCTCCAAGCGCTTCGCGAAGAAGGAGTTGCGCGAGTTCATGGAGCGGCAAGGCGACTGGGCGCTGGAGACGGATGGTATCCTTTGCCAAGCGGATGACGGGGAGTGCTTGGCAGCATGACCAACCAAGAACTTCTAACCGAGATGGGCAAGATCCGCTCCGATCTCCGCGGCACGCTGGCAGCCCGCGAGGATGCCGTTCAGCGCCGGAAGCTTGATGCATTGGCCGAGGTCATGTCGAAGCTCGAGATCGCCGTCACCCGGGATCGGGGGCAGGCATGACCTCAGCTATTCCGAATGTAGACGTTCGCCTCGTCGGCCGCCGCCAGAAACGCGAGCCGCGCAACCCCTTGTTCGCGTCGTCCCTCCAGTACCGCCAGCATGACCTCGCAGGCTTTGCGATAGGCCTTGCCGGTCTGAACCGGCCAACGCTCCATCAGGACGCGCGCGGCCTCTTCGGTGCTGCCGATCGTCCTGTAACGGCCTCGGCTGTTTTCCTCAAAGGTGACAGGCTTCGTCCAACGAGTGGATTCCATAACGCAGTACTCCGTGACGCAAAACTGGCGACTCAACGACCCATGTCGGGACTCGTTCCGGTTGCGATCGAAGAATCGGGGAGGGTGCTTTGCTGACCTTCCTCGAAGCCTTTGAGCGTTATGGCCGGCACAGCATGGACGTCGCGGAAGCGATGGGTGTCGACGAGCCCGTCGCCTACAATTTGATCGCCTCGCGCGTGGCCGGCGCCGATCGGCGCGAGCCGAGCGTCATGACCCTTTCGCGCTACCACCAGAGCCGAGAGATGCTGCGGCAGATCCGCATGCAAAAGCGTGGGGTGTCGCGATGAGAGAGCGCATGTCCGCGGCCGAGTTCCGCGCCCAGCCCTCTGAGAAGCCGAAGCGCAGCAAGTACAATGCGCAGCGCACGCTCATCGACGGCATCTGTTTCGACAGCAAGGCTGAGGCTGCCTATTACGCCGAACTGAAGATCCGTGCGCGGGCAGGGGAGGTGTCTGACGTCGAGATGCAGCGCCCCTACGAGCTGTGCGTCGGCGGCCACCTCATTGCCACCTACAAGGCTGACTTCGTGTTCTGGGACCATCAGGCAAAGCGCCGTCGCGTCATCGACGTGAAGGGTGTCGAGACGACCGTTTTTAAGCTGAAGCGGAAGCTCATGCGGGCTTGCCATGGCATCGTCGTGGAGACCGCACCATGAAGCTGTCCGCGATCCTTGCCCCACTCATTGCTGCTGGCGTTCCAGGTGAAGTCATTCTCGCGACCGTGAGGGCGTTCGAAGATCAGCAGGTCGACGCGATCGAGCGCCGCCGTGCTGCCGATCGCGAGCGTCAACAGCGCCACCGTCACGTGACGTCACCTGACGTCACAGTGACAGAGCGTGACACCCCCGCCCCTGATAAAGAAAGGTCCCCCACACCCCCTAAAGAAATTAACCCCACCCCCGCGTCGCTTCGCTCCGCCGACAAACGCGGGACGCGACTGCCGGACGATTGGCAGCTCCCGGCAGGTTGGGGGCAGTGGGCAATCGATCAGGGCCATTCCGAAGCCAGCATCCGGCTCGAAGCCGATCGGTTCAGGGATCACTGGATTGGCAAAAGCGGACGGGACGCCTCCAAGGCCGACTGGCTGGCTACCTGGCGCAACTGGATGCGCTCCGCTCCGAAACCCCGCATCAACTCGCAAGCGCCGCCGCGTGAAACCGAACACGCCCGCCATCAGCGGGAGAGCCGAGAAGCCATCGAAGCCAGATTGAACAGGATGAAACCACATGACGAATTTGCCAGCGACGGTCCAGCTTTCGACCTTGAACCGCGAGATTTCCGCGCTCACTGAGCGTCTGTCGCCTGTCCAGCCTTCAGACATCGACCGGTGCCTCGATCGCATGATCAAGACCGGCATGACGATGCCCGCTGGGATCAAGCCAGCAGACCAGAGCTTGGTCTACGGCTATGCCCTCGACGGCGTCCCGATCTGCGGGCTGTTCGTCGCGACCCAGAAGCTCCTCAAGGGCGACTACGCCGGCAACCCTGACGTCCTGCTCGGCATTATCCCGAAGCCGCCCGTCCTCGCAGCGCTGGCGAAGCTCGAGGCCCGCGTGGCGCGTGAGGATCTGGCCCGCAAGCGCGATGCGGTAAACACGATGACGCAGAAGCCGCCGGCGATCGACCGCTCGGCCGAGGTCATGGCCCGCGTCCGCGCCGTGGCCGGCGATTTCAAGGCGTCATATGAGGCGAGAAAGGCTGCAGTTCGCGGCGCTCCCGAAACCATCCCATTCGGTGAGGATGCGGCCGAATACTGGTCGAAGATCGAGGCGCTCAAGGATAGTGAGCAAGGCGTCTCGCGCGAGCAGGAGGCCTACCGGCGCAAGATCGCGAGCCAGCTCGCAAGCGTCGAGCAGCGGGAGCCGATCCATGCAGCCTAATCAGAATGTGGAAATCGGGGCGAAGATCCACGCCGCGCAAGTGCGGGCTCGCCTATTCGGCTCCAAGCCTGCAGTTGCTCGCCTCATTGCACCGGGCGCGGCGCCGCCAGCCGAGTCGTCGGCACGCGCAAGCGCGGCGATGGCGATGAGGCCAAAGGATGGATCTATCCCGCCGCGCTGGCGCGTCGTCGCCACTCATTTCAACCAGCACATGATCCATTATCGCGAATGGCAGAAACAGGCGGAAGAGGCGTTCGAAGAGAACTCGGCCTGCCGGCGATCGATGCTGCAGATCACGACTGAGGTGCTGGAAGCCTTCCCCGGCGTCACCTTGCGGGAGGTCAAAGGGTCCTCTCGTCTTCGCCGGATCCTCGCCCCCAGGCAACTGGCGATGCACCGGATCAAGTCAGAGCGCCCGGATCTCTCTTACCCCGCGATCGGCCGGTTCTTCGGTGGTCGGGACCACACGACGGTCCTGCACGCCATCCGGAAGATTGAGGACCTGATCCGAGGCGGAAGGATCTAACGCCCTCCGGCCAAGCGCACTCATCACCTACCCACCATCAGCGGCAACTGAGGAACACCACAATGGCAAGAGACAACTGGTATGCGGTCAAGGCCCGCCCAGGCACGCAGCGCAAGGCCGCTCCACGGGTAGGAGAGGCGGAAGCGCGCAAGGGCGAGTTCATCATCGAGCGGAACCTGCGCGACGCAGGCTTTGACGTCTACATGCCGTCGACCGTCCGCGAGGTGCGCCACCACCGCACCGAGGAATACCTGGTGAAACGCTTCCCCATGATGGTCGGCTATTGCTTCGTCCGGTCGCCGCGCGACTTCTGGCGCCTCTCCGACTGCGATGGCGTGTCGGCCATCCTCGGCGTGGCTGGCTGCCCGCTGCCCATACCGGCCATTCAGGTGGAGCGGATCCGCCTAGCGGAAGAGGAGGCCACCGAGACTATGGAACGCCAGCGCGCGTTCCGCCTACAGCGCGAGCAGCAAAAGAACGGCAAGCTCACCCGCAAAGAGGCCCGCGAGATCTACCCGAAGCACCGCCGCATCGTGGTAGGCGAGGGCAGCTTTCTCCGCGGCATGACCGGATATGTTGTGGACGCTACCGGTCGGAACAGCATCAAAGCTATGATTGAGACGTTGAACGGTCTCGTTCCTGTGGAGCTTGATATTGCATCGTTTTCGGAGGCCGTGTAGACTGCCGCCCATCAGGTGATTTGATGGGCTGTTCTGAGCGGTATCGCCGGGCCTACGTCGGGGTTTCACCACCCGGCATTTTTCCGAAACCATGCGTGGAATTTGAGGCGCAGCCTCAACGGAGCTCGCGGAACCGTAAGCGGTTTAGTGGGGCATGAGAGGCAGCCAATGGCTGTCATCATTTGTTGGCGATCCCAGCATAGGGCGGCCGCCAGCCTCGTAACAGAATGGCGGCATCCAATTCGAGGTCAAACCTCAACTTAGGCGATCGGGCGCACGTTGATTGTGTGATGGGCCTGGCCTGCCCGACGACATCAGATCAGCCGAACGCGCTGTTCAACATACCGTAGGCACGGGTTACGAGGTCTCGAACGCCGGTGTCTTCCGAAACGTGGCCCTCAGCCATGCGCTCGATGAGAACGAACATAGCGGCCTTGCCATGGATAGGCTTCATGGGGCTCTCGCCGCTTTCGAGCTTCTGGTAGCCGCGCAGGGTAAGGCCTAGTGCGTCGGCCATCATGGTCTGGGTCATGTCCGCGCTCTTACGCAGTGCGTACAGTTCGCGGGGGGAAATGAGATTAGAGGGATCGACAGCGACTTCGGTTTCCATTGATTTAGCTCCTGAGACCTAATATCTTGGGAACCGGAGGGGCTGCTACCCCTCCGGCCCCCAGTTACCGGCTAAGGGAGATCGTTACTCTCCATTTGCCGAACCGGACTTGGATGCTGAGCTTGATGCTCATGGTGTGCTCCTAGTCCTACCGAAGCGGAACTGCTTCGGTAGTCCTTTATACGAACTGAGTTCGCATTCGTCAACACGAAATACGAACTGAGTTCATATTATTCAAGCCGTCCGATTTGTGATCGGGCGGCTTTTTGCAGGGTTATCGAGACCGCCGCCTGTTACAGCGTAATTGGTAGAGGATATTGATAATCGTCAACGTCGTGAGGACGATCTCAAGGACTGCCAATAGAGTATCCATTCTGCACCTCCTTTCTGGACCGGCGGAATGCCTAATCCATATACGGACGCACTCAGCGACCCAGTCTCAGCGGCTGGTGTCTAGCCCCGTCTCTGGTCACCCCGGCGGCGGGGTTTTCGTTTTGGGAGAAAGCGATGAAGCTTGATAAGGCGCCGATCTCACTCGCCGCCGCAAACGGGTTCATCCAACAGCACCACCGCCATCACAGGCCGGTTGTGGGGCATAAGTTCAGCATTGCAGCAATGATCGGGGACGAGGTCGTTGGCGTCGTAATTGTCGGCAGGCCTGTATCGCGCCATCGTGACGATGGTACCACGCTGGAAGTCACCCGCATGTGCTCTAACGGCACCAGGAATGCTTGCTCATTTCTTTATGGAGCGGCCGCAAGGGCGTCCTTCGCCCTAGGCTATTTGGCGATCGGAACTTACATCCGCGCCGATGAAGCTGGCACCAGCCTCGCAGCTGCTGGATGGCGTGAGATCGGCCGAACGAAGGGAAGATCATGGTGTTGTCCTTCCCGCCCTCGCGCCGACGTGACGGAAATTACGGACAGAGTTCTGTTTGAAGTGAGGGCTGCATGATCACAGTTCGCGAAGAGCGCATGGGCGGCCACTTCGTCAAATATCACCTCGACGAGCTGCCGTCATATGCCGTGCTGCACCGCTTTACGGCTCCGGATCATGGCGACCCGCACGATCACCCCTTCGACGCGGACAGCCTGATCATCTCCGGCGGGTATGTCGAAGAGGTCTACGAGCTAGACGGCTCGATGACCGTTCACCACCGGAAGTCCGGCGATCGCGTCCACAACGCAGCCGGCAAGATCCATCGCATTGTAGAATTGCCCGAGGGCGATTGCCTCACGCTCTTCGTTCCTGGCCCTCATGTGCAGAAGTCAGGCTTCTATCAATTCAGGCCCGATGGCGCTTGGCAGCGCCGGTGGGATGAGCAGGAGTGGAGTCGGCTTTCAATTGTCTTCCGATAGGTCAGATGCATCTTCGCTGTCCGCAGCTCTCTCAAAATCAGGCTCGGCTCGGAAATCGTGCAGCATCCGGCGCAACTGTCTTCTATCGTAGATCTTGAAATGCAAATTTTGGCTAGAATGGCGGCAGCTCAGATTGAAGTCAGGCCGTTCGAGGCCGCACCACTCGATTAGCTCAGAGAGAATCGAGCCGATCTGAAGCCAAGCCTTTGCACATGCATCAACAATGTCGCCTTCAATGCCGGGCAGGCGCCAGTGTCGCTCTACGCAAGGCATCGAGTCTTCGTCTTCTGCCAAAAAACCGAATACGTCTCCGTGTACCGCGAGCCCATAAATGAGGTTCCGCATTGCAAAGTCGCTGTCTTCTAGGGGGTCTATACGTACATTGAAGCCTAACTTGATACCTCGCCCTTCAGTTATACCAACTGACCCGTAGCTCTCCATCCCGAGCATGCCCTGATGGACAATAAAGTCTCTGCTTTTTGCAAGCTTTCTGAGGAGCTTATTTGCTGACCGTGCAGATTCATGCGTTTTAAACCATTCCTTGAATCCTTGCTCTTGTTGGAGGCCGTGACGCGCGATCGGCATTACCTCTTTGATGGCTTTCAAAAATACGTTTAGATGCCAACGAAATGCTTCTGCATTGTGGTAGTACTTCTCCAAAGAGTGAATCCAAAAATGCGCCTCCTGAAATCGGTCAATTGCGGGTTCGAGGCGAGACATTCGGCCTTCGTCTTTCATCTCTAACCTTTACTTCGCTTGCGCGGTTTTATTGCGTTTTGAATATTGCAAGAAGGTGCCGTCATAGCGGTGGCATCCGCATACCTGAAATGGAGCCGGGCACCATTGCCCGGCCTCACCCTAGCTTATCGATCGCGGCTTCAATGCTTGGCTTCTTGTCAGGTGGGCAGCGCCCTACACGTACGTTGGCGATGGGGCGTGTCGAGAGCGACGGGGTCTCGACTCTGCGTTCTGAGAGAACATCCGCTATCCACGAGGTCTTAGGCACAAACCCGTATGTCGCCTTCACCTCTTGTTGAATAGCCCGGTACGTTGCCATCTGACCCTCCCAAGTCTGCCGCCACAGGGGAAACGCTCTGAGCGAAGCTGGTAAGATGGATTCCGTGGTTCAGGAGGCAAGTTCCCAAATCTAGGAAACCGGCAGCCGAAGATGGGGTCGGGCATTCGCGCCCAGCATACGATTACCGGCCCTGCAAGATCTTGATCATTTCAGGTGTGGGGCGGCCGCGTCTAAAGCTTGCAGCGTCAGCATATTGCATACGGCCTGACTTCATCGCACCGACTATTCTGGTGCATGCTAGACGTGGTGCGGCCCTCTCAGAAACATCGAGCATCATCGATGCTGCATGGACGTTTGTCTTATTCCAGCCTTTTGTAAGGCACTCTTGCATCGCGTACTGCTCTGCTTTCTTGCTGCCGCGAAGCAATTCGGTAGCGGCTTCATATTGTTGCTGAGAAGGTGCGCAGCCAGCGACTATGGTGATTCCGCTCAGAATTGCGATGGCGAGGATAGGCTTCATGTCGGTCTCCAATGATGACCATCACTGAGGCACAACCGCACCATGGTTTCAAGCGGCGTCTGTTGCGCTGCTATAGGTTGTTACCATTTTTGATGCAGGTCTTCGCGTCCGGTTTCTTTGCCAGAGCTTTATGTCGCAAGGGCGACCTTCCACCAAAGGTGGAGCTGCGCGGCCGCAACGTCATTCCATGCCCACCAACGGTCGTTCTCTCCATCGTAGCCGTTGTGGTCGAACTCGTTCGTTAGATCTTCCAAGAACGTCATGATGCCGTTCTCGTCATCAAAAACCCTATCAAGATCCTCTGCGTGCAAGAGTTCGCCTTGGCGATCTTCGATCGTGTGCCGGATTACGAACATATGTCCCCCAAGGTTAGCCGATGCCCGTCCTAAAGAACGCCCGGCACGAGAACTTCGCATGACCAGGCCGTTTCCGCCAGCGGACATGGCAGGGATAAGCGGCCCTGCATTCCTCCCTGCGCCTGAAGTGGCCGCATGGGTCGAGGCAACGTTCTTCGACCGGGCATCGCCGGTCGCCAACCCTGACCACGACCACCTCCGAGAAGCCCACATCGGCTACCTCTGGACTGTGGCAGAGAACAACAGCAAGGGTCGGCGCGTGATCGGCCAATGCGAGACGGGATCACCGCAGGGTGCGATGGGCAAATGGTCGCGCGCTCGCGCTGTCCAGCAGATCACCGACTGGTTCGGCATCATCCCGCATTTCATCATCACGCTCGATGCCGATTACTGCCAGCAGTGCGGAGACGCGGAGTTCATGGCGCTGGTCGAGCATGAGCTCTACCACGCCGCCCAGGATGTCGATGAGTTCGGCTCCCCGAAGTTCAGCAAGAGCACTGGCGAGCCGGTGTTCGTGATCCGTGGGCATGATGTCGAGCAGTTCGTCGGTATCGTCCGTCGCTATGGTGCAGATGCAGCGGGTGTGCGCGAGATGGTCGATGCGGCCAACCGCCCGCCGGAAGTCGCCCGCGCTCGCATCGAACATGCATGCGGGACGTGCCAGCTACGCGTAGCCTGACAGGGGCCTGACAAACACTATGGCCAAGGCAAAGCTCAGCGAGCCCATCAAAGTATATATCGTGCAGGCATTGGCGTGCTTCGATACGCCGTCTGTCGTCGCTGACGCTGTCAGGCGAGATTTCGGCGAAGTGGTCACGCGCCAGTCGATCGAAAACTATGACCCGGCGAAGAAAGCAGGAGCGAACCTCTCCGATAAATGGCGGATGCTTTTCGAGGAGACTCGTAAGGCGTTTCTTGAGGACACAAGCAAAATCGCCATCAGCCACCGTGCTGTCAGACTGCGCGCTATCCAGCGCATGGCAGAGAAGGCGGAGGACCGCGGCAACATGGTCTTAGCTGCGTCGCTTCTTGAGCAGGCAGCGAAGGAAGTAGGGGACGCTTACACGAACCGACAGAAGCTAGATGTTTCCGGTTCGCTGCAAACCACCCCGGAAGGGCAGATAGATGCTCGAATCGCTCAGCTCCTCGGAAAAGCAGGAATTAGCGCGCCTGCTGGAGGAGAAGGACCGTAGGTTCCGGACGAATAAGCTCCGTAGGTATAGCCCTTACGCGAAACAGCGCGAATTCCATGCAGCAGGCCGAGACAAGTCCGAGCGTCTGTTCATGGCCGGTAACCAGTTAGGCAAGACGATTGCCGGTGGCGCAGAGTGGGCTATCCACCTTACAGGCCGCTACCCCGACTGGTGGACCGGCGCGACGTTCGACAGCGCTCCTTTGCTCTGGGCCGGCTCGGTTACTGGCGAAAGCACCCGAGATAATCCGCAGCGTATCTTGATTGGCCCCCCAGCCCTTGAGGAGCAGTGGGGAACGGGGTTCATCCCTGCCGATTGCATCGTTGATCGCACGCGAGCCATGGGTGTCCCCAACTTGCTGGACAGCGTCGTAATCCGCTGGGGCGGCGGCGGTGACGTCCAGGCGTCTCAGAGCATCATCGCTTTCAAGGCGTACGAAAAGGGCCGTGAGAAATGGCAGGGACCTACGGTAGACGGCGTCTGGTACGACGAGGAACCGCCAGAGGACATCTACAGTGAGGGCCTGACGCGAACGAATAACGGACAGCGAGGCCAGTTCGCGCAGACGACCTTCACCCCATTGCTCGGTGTCTCGACGGTCGTCGCCCGTTTCATCATGCCATCGCCCGGCGATGTGGGTGCGCTCTCCCGTCACGTCACTACGATGACGATTGATGATGCGGAGCATTACACGCCAGAAGACCGCGCCAAGATCATCGCCAGCTACCCGGCGCATGAGCGGGAAGCACGGTCGAAGGGCATTCCGACACTCGGGTCTGGGCGGATTTTCCCGGTCACGGAGGAGAGTATCTCCGTCGCGCCGTTCGAGATACCCAAACACTGGGTACAAATCGGCGGCTTGGACTTCGGGTGGGATCACCCATTCGGCGCCGCAGGCTGCGCATGGGACCGAGATGCTGACGTATTCTACGTCACCAAGGTCTACCGTGAGCGCGAGGCGACGCCGATTATCCATGCAGCCGCGCTTAAACCTTGGGGCGCTTGGCTTCCCTGGTCTTGGCCACACGATGGGCTGCAGCACGATAAAGGCAGCGGCGAGCAGCTTGCGAAACAGTATAAAGTGCAGGGACTTGCGATGCTTCCTGAACGTGCCACATTCGATGATGGCACGAACGGTGTTGAAGCAGGCATCCTGGATATGCTCCAGCGGATGCAGACCGGACGCTGGAAGGTGTTTTCCACATGCGGCGAGTGGTTCGACGAGTTTCGTCTCTATCACCGCAAAGACGGCAAGGTCGTCAAAGAGCGAGACGACCTGATTTCTGCGTCTCGCTACGCGCTCATGATGAAGAGGCATGCCAAAGTGAAGAAGGCTGTTTCTGACTGGGACTTCAAGACACAGAAGGTGGCTTAATGCCCGACACCAAGCCGGACAGCCTCACGTCGATCGTCTCGGCGCTGGTGCGGGATTGCGAATCCTACCGCAATGAGCTCGGGACCGACCGCGACAAGTCGAGCGAATACTTCGACGGCGAGATGTCGGATGTCCCCTCGCAGGAAGGGCGGTCGAAGGTCGTCTCCCGGGATGTGCGCGCCAACATCAAGAAGGCCAAGCCCTCGCTCGTTCGGACGCTGCTCGGAAACGACAAGGTCGTCGAATATGAGCCGGTAGCAGAAGGTGAGGAAGAGCAGGCCGAGCAGGCGACCGAATACGTGAACTACGTGGTCTTGCCCGAGAGCAAGGGCTATGAGGCGATCGAGGATGCCCTGACAGACGCGATGAAGCTCCGGAACGGGATCATCCGCTGGTACTACGACAAGAAGATCACTGTCTCGGTCTCCGATCATACAGGACTGGACGAGGACGCAGTCACGCAGCTCGTCGCGGACGACTCGGTCGAGGTTCTGGAAGCCAGCCAGGCACTCGACGCTGTTCAACAGCCCGAGGGCTCGACCATGCTCGTGCAGGTCTATGACCTTCGTATCAAGCGACGGTCGGAAAAGGGCAGGTGGGTTGTCGAAGCCGTCCCGCCGGAGCAGTTCCTCGTGCATCCGGATACGCTGGATCTCGACGAGAGCCCGATGGTCGGCATCAACCTGCGCCAGCGTCGCTCCGACCTTATTGCGATGGGTTTTGACCGGACGAAGATCGAAGCCATCCCGTGTGTCAGCGAGAGTGACGACAAGGAGAGCGAAGAGGAGACCCGGCGCGACATTTACTCCTTCGGCGACGATATGCCAAAGGCGCTCGAGGAGCTGGAGTACTACGAGCTCTACGTTCGCATCGACGAGGACGACGACGGTATCGCCGAGCTTCGCCGGCTGATCTATGCGGGTTCGATCAAGGCGGAGAACCTGCTGGAGAACAAGGAATGGGACGAGATCCCGTTCGCCGACGTCGTCATCGAGCGCAAGCCGCATCAGCGTGAAGGCGTATCGATCACCGACGACACGATGGACGACCAGAAGGTCAAGACCGTTCTGCTCCGGGAAACATTGGATAACCTCTACTGGCAGAACAAGCCGCAGCCGATCGCGCAGGAAGAGGCCATCGTCAATCCGGACGCGGTTCTAAACCCATCGTTCGGCAAACCCATCCGGGTCACGGCCGGCACTGACGTCAGATCCGCTCTCGGGTTCACGCAAGTGCCATTCGTCGCCGGCCAGTCGTTCCAGATGCTTGACTATTTCGACAAGCGCATGAGGAACGTGACGGGGATCTCGGATGCCTCGGGTGGCCTGCCGCCGGACGCACTGCAGAACGTCACAGCGACGGCATCGGCGATGATTGAGCAGTCGGGCATCGGCCAGACCGAGTTGATGGTCCGCACCGCTGCGCGAGGACTGAAGCGCGTGTTCCGCGGACTCCTGAAGCTGATCATCAAGCATCAGGACAAGCCGCGCACCGTCAGGCTTCGTGGGAAGTGGGTGACGTTCGATCCGCGGCAGTGGAACGCCGATATGGACGCGACCGTGAACGTCGGGCTAGGCGCCGGCACACGCGAGCGAGACATGATGGCGATGAACATGATCCTCGGCCTGCAGGAGAAGCTCCTCAACGCTTATGGCGATGCCGACAACCCGTTCGTGAAGCCGGACAACGTCTCGAACGCCATCAGCAAGTTGGTCGAGGCTGCCGGGCTCCCTTCTGCCGACATGTTCTTCGCAAAGCCATCGCCTGAGCAGATTGCCGCGATGCAGGCCCGCCAGCAGCAGGCGGCGAGCAAGCCGGACCCGTCAACTGAGCAGGCACAGGCAGAGGCAGCGGCCAAAGCCCAGAAGCAGCAGCAGGATTTCCAGCTGGCGCAGCAGAAGTTGGCCAATGACCTCCAGCTCGGGCAAGAGCGGATCAACCAGGAGATGGCGCTGAAGCGGTTCCAGATTGAGCAGGAACTGCAGCTCAAGTCGAGGCAATCGGCGGTGCAGGCTCTAACAGGTGAGCCGATGCGTGCTGTCAGTGTTGGAGGGATGCCAGGGTGACGGACGCTCTCCGCGATAAGATCGTCGCTTATATTCTCAATGACAGCATACCGGCAGCAGCCGTCAAAGGTGTGTGGTCCGGCTTAACCTTCCCCGGCGATGTGCTCGCTGGAAAAGCTGCCCCCGACGACATAAGCCGAGCTATGGACGCCGCGAGCCTGATGGTTGGAGGGATGGCATTCAGAAGTCGACTGCCAAAAACCTCTGAAAACGTTGCCAGCAGGAGCCCAAGGCTTTATGATCCTCCTATGAAAACGCCTCGTGCTTTCGAGGTCGATTATCCCGCGGGAGCCGTATCTGATGACGCAGGCAAGCTTGTATCAGACATTGATGGACGGCCACTATCTGCCCGATATGTGGTGGGAAGACGGGAAGTGTCCGGACCTGACGTGGCGCTACCGCGTGAAGCACTGGAAGAAATCGCAAAGGCGCGAACTGGCGAGGCAATACGCTATTCTGCTCCAGGATCTCCGGAGCTTGGACGAGACATGGGTCGGGCAGCATTCCGAAGCGACGGCGAGCCTGATCATGTCGCTCTCTCCCACTCGCTCGAAGAACCTCAGCGCAGCCGCGTAGCGCAGCACGAGATAGGCCATATCATTGACCAGTCCGCAGGAGAGATCCCGCATACTGGTGTCAACTCTCAGCTTCGCGACATCTACAACGACACCAACAACCCGCAGGGTTACGGCAAGAGGTTTGGGCCGGAGCAGAACGGTTACCGTGGCGCCGAGGTGCCGCGCGAGCTAATGACCGAAGCTATTCGCGCTTATATGGCGGATCCAAACTACATCAAGACCGTAGCTCCGGAGACGGCGTCTCGTATTCGGCAATGCGTAAACGATAACCCGAGACTGCGGGATATTATCCAATTCAATAGCGTTGGGGCTGCGGGCGTGTTGGCGAACGGGTTGCGCGACTGGTCGAATCCAGAGCTCGACGACGAGCGTTTCGGCGCTTTGTACTTGGCAGGGAAGGGCGCATGAGAGCTGAAGAGAAGATTGCCTGCGCCCGCGCACTCGCTGACAATCCGCTCGTGTCGCTACTGCTCGATGAGATGGAAAAGGCAGCCGTCGACAAATGCGTCAACGCCGCTCCTGTCGCACATGAAGAGCGTGCCGCCATGGCTGCTGAAGTGCGAGCCATTCGCAAATTCCGGCTGAAGATCAAAGCGACGATCGACGAAGCCAACGCGCCCAACACCGGCGCACCGGCCTAACAAGCCCGACAGATCCAGAACTTCGTAGCCGGGAGCCGTTAGGCCAACCCGGCTCTTAGGCGTTCCCGCATCAGCCGGAGCGTGGACCCCCAGCCCAAGAGGCAACCACATGGCAGACCGTGCAACCACCAACCCCGGCGCAGTGCAGGGGAGTGATAGTGCTCGTGCAAACGATCTATCGACCGACATGGATGATCCTGCGAACCTCGACTTCAACGAGCCCAATGAGGCCAACGAGGAAGACGAAGCAGACCAGGGATCTCAGGGCGAGACGGATGAGGCCGCACAGGATGCGGACCAAGAAGCCGATGCGACCGCAGAAACCGACGACGAGCAGGAAGCCGAAGAGCCTGAAGCCGAACCGGCCAAGGGCAAAACGGCTGACGACGAGAGCATTCTCGTCACGCTCAAAGGCGGCGAGCAGGTTCCTATCAAGGAACTGAAGCTCGGCTACATGCGGGAGCGAGATTATCGCGTGAAGACCTCCGAGATCGGCAACAAAACCCGATCGCTGGAGGAGCTATCCAACCGGGTGACCAACACGGCCACCACAATCGCGCAATTCCTGATCAGTCAGATGCCGCAAGAGCCGAATCCTTCGCTCGCGATGCAGGATCCAGGTCGGTATGTCCAAGAACGTGCGGTCTATGAAGCCGCCGCTCTCCGGGTCAACCAGATCCTGGCTCAGGCAAACGAGCCGAAGCAGGTTGTGCAGCAGCTGACGCAAGACCAGAAGACCAGCAAGCTCGCCCAGGAAGACGCCAAGTTGCGGGAGTATTTTCCCGAAACAGCGACACCCGAAGGCCGCGAGAAGTTCTTCGACGGCGCGTTCTCCACCGGCAACGAGTTGGGCTTCTCCACCGAGGAGATGCAGAACTTCGATGATCACCGATATCTCCGCGTCATTCACTACGCCCGCCTCGGCCTCGCTGCCGAGCAGGCGAAGAAGAAGGCGATGACGAAGGTGAACAACGCGCCGGCGCCAGTCACCCCGAAGCCTAAGGCTCAAGGGGCGAATGTCGCACAGGTCAGGAAGAATCAGGACGCGATGCAGCGGTTGGGCAAAACCGGGTCGATTAAGGACGCCCTTAACATCGACTTCGAATAACCCCCTGTTATCGAGGATCAGCACATGGCTGTCATTTCCAACACCGTCCGCACATCGGGTGCGGTCGGCAATCGTGAAGAGCTTTCGGATGTGGTCTCCCGCATCACCCCGGAAGATACCCCGATCTACTCCATGATCGAGAAGGGCAAGTGCGTCTCCGTCAACCCAACATGGGAAACGGACGAGCTTGCCGCACCCGGCGACAATGCCCGCGAGGAAGGTGAGGAGTACACCTTCGGCGCCGTTACCCCGCCGGAGAAGCTCGGCGACTACACCCAGATCCTGCGCAAGGATTGGATCATCTCGGCCACTCAGGAGGTCGTTGATGAAGCCGGCAAGGTCCAGAAGCGGAAGTACCAGAAGCTGAAGAAGGGCGTCGAGATCCGCAAGGACGTCGAGTACGCGATCGTCAGCAACCAGGGCTCGCAGGGCGGCAACATCCGCCGTCTCGGCGGCATCCCCTCGTGGATCAAGACGAACGCCTCCCGCGGCGCCGGTGGTGCCAACGGCGGCTACAACGGGAACGTAACCGTCCCCGCGACCAACGGCGCCCAGCGCGCATTCACGAAGACCATTCTGGATAACGTGATGCAGCAGGGCTACACGAGCGGCGCTTCGTTCAAGCACGTCATGGGCTCGTCCTACATCAAGTCGGTGTTCGTCACCTTCATGTCGGACGCCAACGTCGCTCCGTTCCGCTACGCCGTATCCGGCAATGGCGGTGAGCGCCGCACGATCGTTGCCTCGGCCGACATGTACGAAGGCCCCTTCGGCACGGTCATGGTTCACCCGAACCGCGTCATGTCGACGGCAGCCAGCATCGCGCGCAACGCCTTCTTCATTGATCCGAACTTCCTCGAGTTCCTCTGGCTTCGAAAGATCCAGGAGGACAAGGAAGTCGCCAAGACCGGCGACGCCGACAAGGGCGTCATCATCGGTGAAGGCACGCTCAAGGTCGGCAACGAGCGAGGCCTCGGCGTAGCCGCTGACCTCTTCGGCCTGTCGGCATCGCAGTAAGGAGGAACGACCATGTCTGCATACGCTTATCTTCCGTTCGTCGCGGATTCGGCCGTTCTGGCTCTCAACGGCAGCACTCACGGTGGCGGCGTTGTTGTCGTCGCCTCCCGTGCGGCCGGCATCACCATGACCCTGCCGAAGAACATGGGCCACGGTACTGAGTTCGATATCTTCGTCGGCACCTCCATCACGTCGAACAACCTGATCATCCAGGTTGCCGATGCTGTGGACACCATCTCTGGCGTCTGCATCACGGCACAGGACGCAGGTGACACGGTGGTGGCTTTCGAGACCGCACCGGACTCCGACACGATCACCATGAACGGCTCGACCAAGGGCGGTATCAAGGGTGACCGGATCAAGATCAAGGCGGTCCAGCCGGGCGTCTGGGCCGTGCAGGTCATCTGCAGCGGCACGGGCACCGAAGCCACGCCGTTCTCGGCCGCAGTCTCGTAAGGCCCTTCACGGCCGGAACATGAAAGGCGCTCTTCGGGGCGCCTTTTCCATTTCCTCAAGGAGAAGATCATGACCACGGACAAACTGACGAAGAAAGAGCTCGCAGAGCTTGCAAATGCAGCCGATGCCAATCTCGCGCCGACAGGAACGGACGGCACCTCTGGCATTGTCGCGCCGACGGGCGACATCACGGCCGAAACCACTCCGAAGCAGCCGGCAAATGCTGACGCGCCTCCCCAGGTTATCGGCCAGACACCCGGCGAAACCCCGCGCGCACTGTTCGCAGCGCCGGAGACCGTGAAGGGCGAGAAGCAGATCGCCGTTGTGCTCGACGCCGACTACTGGGAAGCGGATGGCGATCGGAAGACGGCCGGCTCAGGCGTCACCGTCTCCGCGACGAAGGCGAAAGAACTGATCCAGAACGGCAAGGCGCATCTGCCCTTCCCGGAGGACGATCGGTGATCATCCGCGATGGCGACTGGTCGCTATTCAGCTACGACCACCAGACGGGGCGATCCGTCTGGTGCAAAGACGATGGCAACGAGCGGGTTTTCCGCATCGATACGCCCGTCGACAATCTCGTGCGCGAGAACGAGTTTACCCGGAACGCTACATCGGGAAACCGCATGGGCGATTGGGTGAAGATCGCATCAATTCCGCTGAATCATGCGCATGAGCAGAACCTCGTCAGAGCCCACACAGAGGGCGACGACAAGTTCGTGAAGCGTTGGCTTAACGACGGTGACAACCGCGCCTGGCGGAGCTTTGAAGGGCAGATCTGATGACCGAGCCGTTTCGCCTGATCACACAGCCCGAAAGCTGGAAATCTGAGGTTCAGAATGACGTGGTCACACGACTCCGCGAACTTCTTGAGATGGCGGAGAGCGGTGAGCTTCAAGGCATCGCCTACTCGGCAAGCACGGTTGATGGTTGTGTCATGACCGGCTTCACCAAGAGCGCCGACCAGAACGGCATCATCGGCGGGCTTGCGCGTGTCCAGTATCGAATGATCGCAGGGGAAGAGTGATGTCGGCAATCAGCGACTATGCGTCCCTGCTCATCGACGCCGGCGAGTATGCCGGTACCAACGACATCGCGAACATCTTCCCGCGTCTGGTTGCCCTCGCGGAGGCAAAGTTCAATCGCGTTCTCCGCGTTGGCGAAATGGAGAGCTCGGGGAACGTCACCTTGGTATCAGGTGATGCGGATCTCCCCGCTGACTTTCTCGAAGCGCGCCTCGTGTCGGCCCCTGACGGTCGCGGATTGAATGCCTGGTCTCTGGCAGAGCTCGATCGGCGATACGGCTCCTACGGCGGCATCCCGGCCGGATATTCCATCGTCGGCAACGTCATGCGGGTGCGCCCCACCTCAAGCGGTACGGTTCGCCTCGACTACTACGCTAAAATCCCCGCGCTCACGCCGGCGAACCCGACGAATTGGCTGCTGGAGAAAGCACCAGATGCCTACCTCTACGGGCTCGTCGAAGAGATCGGGATCTGGAAGAGGGACGTCGAAACGATGCAGGCTGGCCGATCGCTCAAGGAACTCGCGCTTCGGGGCCTCAATCTCCAAGATGAACGTGCGCGCTGGGGCAATGCCCAGGTCGTGATCGGCGGGCTAACGCCATGAGCTTAATATCCGTCATCGACGAGGTCTGCGACGAGGTCACGATCGACCGCTTCGACGCCATCTACGGGAATCCAGATCCTGACGCCCTGACGATGCTCGATCTTGCCCAGCAGGCCGGCGACGAGATCTCGCGACGCGCCGATTGGCAAGCTTTGCTACGAACCGGGACCATCCTGGCCTCTAACGTAAGCCTTCCTTCCGATTTCCAGCGCCTCACGCCAGGAGGCGGCATTCGGACGTCTACGGGCCAGTTTATCCGGCCGGTAACGAACAGCGGCCAGTGGGCAGTAGTGTCCCAAATGACGCCGGCACAGCCCTACTACTTCATCAGCTCCGGAAAAATCCGTGTTGCCCCTGCGTCGGCGGCTGTCAGCGCCATCATGGACTACCTATCGAAAAGCTGGGTCCAAAATGGTGCTGCCTTCAAAGATCGATATTCGGCAGATGACGACACAGCCGTGTTCCCGGAGCGCCTGCTGATGAAGAACGTCGTCTGGCGCTGGCGCCGACAGAAGGGGCTTGCCTACGACGATCAGCTTGCCGAGTTCGAAGCAGATCTCGTCAGCGAGATAAATGCGGATCGCGGCGCATGAGGATGTCGGTGCAGCCTGGAAGAGTCCGGCAAAACAACCGCGGTGCAGGTGCCGGAGCAAGCCAGCAGAGATCAGCGCCCCTGCCTTTCCCGTCCCCGACGCTCGGGTTGATGACGAACGCTGACATAGCGTCGCAGACGAGCGGCGCGGCCATGGTGCTTGAGAACTGGCTGCCGACGTTGACCGGCGCCCGCATCCGCGGCGGCTCAGAGAAGTGGGGACTTGCTGCGGACGGAGGGGCGTTCGTTTCTGCCTTCCGGTACGTCTACGGCTCAGTCGAGCGCATGTTCATGTCTACGGCCACGGCAATCTACGATATGTCCGCACCGGCCGTCCCGCCAACGACGACAGCGGCGGTTGTCACAGGGCTGACCGGCGGTGATTTCTGCACCTTCCAGCAAGCCAATGCGGACAAGAGCTATCTCGTCTGCTTCAATGGTATGGACACCCGCAAGCTCTACGATGGAGCTACATGGGGAACCGCCCCTGCGATTACCTTCCCGTCGGGCGATACGACCACGATGGCAAGCCTCAATTTCGGGTGGGTTTTCAAGAAGCGGCAGTTCCTTATCAAGAATGGTTCGCTAGACGCCTATTTCCTTGGTCTGGATTCGGTCGGCGGCGTGGCATCGCTTTTCCCGCTGGGTGGGGTGATGAGGAACGGCGGATCGCTGCTATCGGGCTTCTCATGGTCAATCGAAAGCGGCGACGGTCCCAACGAATACTGCGTGTTCCTCTCCACAGAAGGAGAAGTCGCGGTCTACAGCGGGTCGAACCCTACGAGCGCCGACGATTTCGGACTGGTGGGCGTTTATCAAATCGGCCGGCCTCTTGGGAAGAACGCGTTTATCCGCTCAGGCGGCGACGTGCTGATCGCAACGGTCGATGGTCTGGTCCAGTTGTCGCAGTCGTTCCAGCGCGACCGTGGTCAACTCTCACTTGTCTCGGTCTCCCGCCCGATCGAAGACATATGGCGCGCTGTTGCTGCAGTGACGGGGTCTGGTTGGACGCTGACACTGTGGCCAGAGCAAAACCTTGTCTTCGTGTGTTTCCCCAATAACCCCGTCGCGCCTGACACGACGTTGGTGCTGAACGCCCTGACAAGCAAATGGTCGTTGGTCACCAACTGGGCGGCAAACTGCTTCGCCTGCTTTCAGAAGAACCTTTTCTTCGGTTCGACAAACGGTCTAGCCTGGCATGGGGACTACACAGGCACAGACGACGGCATGACTTTCCAAGCGTCCTTCCTTTCCCACTTCGCTGCAGTGCAGGGCTATGGGCAAGAGAAGGTTGCGGGTGTTGCAACGATGCGGTTTCGGGCGTCAGAGCCGCCTAAGGTGCGTCTTTTCGCGCGTGCCGACATGGATATCGCTGTTCCCTCCTACTCGACAGTTTCTCTGAACTCGATCGGCGCTTCGGTTTGGGACGTCGGTTTCTGGGACGCGGCAAAATGGGATGGTGACGGCGTCTCTCGCGGATATTTCAAGTACCGTCAGAACGTAAGGGCCCGTGGTGACATCATTGCATTAGGATGCGCAGTCGTGTCGGGCGGCGCGGTTAAGCTCGACGTTGAGCTCGATCTCGGAACGCTTCAGATCACTACTGGCGAGAGCAACGGCTGATGCTGCCCGAGGACTTGGCGGAGCGGCGCCAGATGCTGCTGCGTTGGACGCAAGGCCATCAAGCTGCAGCTGATTTCCTGCACCAAATGTCGGAGATGGTCCGACTTGCAGACGACATAGTCGACGAGACCGAACAGCGTCAGAGGAACGTCTGCTGGCTGCTGTCTCGCGCTTGGACCGTCCTGCCGTTCAATGCCTTCTACCAGGCGCACGGGATCACTCTGGCGCCGCTGCTGAACACCATCATAGTGCGATGGCAGCAGAGCGATGAATTCCGAGTCTCAGGAGACTCGCTGAAACAGCAGTTCGGCTTCGTCATACGGGAAGATATCGGGACCCTGACAGTCGCCGTTGCGTCCATCATCGGCGGCTATGAGCACGCAAAACAGGTTGCGGACGAGATGTTCTCGGCTTGCCATTCCGCATCGACCGAAACCGTTGAAGACTGGGTAAAGGAATAGACATGGGTCTCTACGGAAGCACACCGAAGGCGCCAGATCCGAAGGACACGGCTGCCGCTCAGACCTCGACCAATATCGGAACGGCAATCGCAAACGGGTATTTGGGGAACGTCAATCAGGTCACGCCAGATGGGTCGTTGACCTATTCGCAGACCGGCACCAACAAGTGGACCGATCCGCAGAGCGGTGACGTCTACGACCTTCCGACGTGGACGGCCACGACAAGTCTGTCACCTGCACAACAGGCCATCAAGGCGCAGGAGGATGCGGCAAGCAAGAACTTGGCGACGCTCGCCAACACCCAGTCTGGCCGGCTTAACACTCTCTTGGCGAACCCTTTTACGATGAACGGCGCGCCGGCCGCGGGTGATGTCTCAAAGCTGACGGCGCCGTCCTACCAACAGTTCAATTCTGGGCCACAGCTGCAGTCGTCAATCGGCAACACCGGGTCGATCCAGAACTCTATCGCCAACGCCGGGAACATCCAGAAAGGCGTTGCCAGCTCCGGGAATATTCAAACTGCGCTCGGGAACGCCGGAGATATCACCAAGTCCTATGACGTGAACTTCGACACGAGCAAATACGAAGACGCCTTGATGCAGCGGCTCAACCCGCAGCTCTCGCAAAGCCGGGAGGCACTTGAAACGAAGTTGGCCGGGCAGGGCCTCCAGCCTGGGTCAGACGCTTATAACCGGGCGATCGATGCTGCAACCAGACAGGAGAATGATGCTCGCATCGGCGCAGTGCTCAACGCTGGACAGGAGCAGTCCCGACTTGCGGGCCTTGCCGCCAACCAGGCAGCATTTCAGAACTCGGCACAGCAGCAGAACTACAATCAGTTGCTCGGCTCCGGCCAATTTGCGAACTCGGCCCAGGCACAGCAGTACGGGCAGAACGCCAACAACATGCAGATGGGCAACGCAGCCCAGGCTCAACAGTTCTCCCAGAACGCCGCCCAGCAGCAGGCCAACAATACGGCTCAGCAGCAGTCCTATCAGCAGGCATTGAGCAACGCGAACCTGAATAACTCGTCTGCGCAGCAGATGTACGCCAACCAGAACAGTGCCACCGCTGCAAACAATGCGCTGAAAGATCAGGGCTTCAACTCCCAGCAAGCCATCATCAACGCGCAGAACGCAGCGCGCTCGAATTACCTGAACGAAAACTATGCGCAGCGGAACCAGAACATCAATGAAGTCCTAGGCTTGGCGTCGGGAGCTCAAGTTTCAAATCCAAACTTTGTGGCTACTCAAGGTCAGAGCATCCCAACGGTCGATTATGCCGGCCTTATCAATCAGGACTACCAGAACAAGCTTGCAGCATCGCAGCAGCAACAAGGCATGTTCGGGTCGATCCTCGGTGGCGTGGGGAGTTTGTTCGCGCTTTCCGACGAGACCGCAAAGAAGGACGTCAAGAAGGTCGGCGGACTCTACGAGTACCGCTACAAGGGCGAAAGCAAGAACGCGCCCAAGCGCATCGGGGTCATGGCCCAGGAGGTCGAGGGCATTCGGCCTGACGCAGTCCGAACCGGGAAAGACGGGCTTAAGCGGGTGAACTACGGTGCGCTGTTCCAGATGGGGGCTCGATGATGCAGTCATTTCTCCTCCAGAACCAGAGCCAGCCCGGCCAGCAGATGACGTCCGAGCAGCGTCAGCAAGCCATGCTGCAGCATGTGCAACAGCAGATCATGGGGCAGCCGGCCCAAAACGTCGCCCAGGGCGCGACCCAACTCGCAACAGGAATTGGAATGGGCTTGGCCAACTACATGGACAAGCCTGAGAACCAGTTTCCAGCCGCACCAGCGGTGCCCGGCGCGAGTCCTGCCAACCCGTCGACGCCAGCGATGGGCCGGATGAATTTCGGCAATCTCTTCAACTTCGGAAATAAGGGTATGCTCTGATGGTCGGCTACATCTTCGGCGGCAACACCGGTCTGAACTATGAAGACCTCCAGAACCGCCGTGCGGCGGCTGACGCGCTTGCCAAGCGGATCATGGGCCAGCAGCCGAAGAACGTAGGAGAGGGCATCGGTGCGCTGCTGCAGGGTGCTGCAGCTGGCATCGGGCGCTACCAAGCAGACAAGGGCCTCAAGAAGGGTCGAGATGAGGCGTCCGCGCAGTTCAACGACATCCTCAGCAAGATCACGGGCCAGCCAGTGCCGTCTGGTGGTGAAGTGAACGCAAGCATTCCCGCATCCGGCGCCGCGAGCGAGATCGCATCTAGCAGCCCAGCTTACGATGTGTCGTCTAACGGCTCCACCTTCACACCGTTCATCGAAACGGTGAAAGCCGGTGGCCTCACCAATCCCTTTGGTCTGGCAGCAGTCGCGGCCACAGGAAAAGCGGAGAGCGGATGGTCGCCAGAGAATGCAGCACGCACTTGGAGTGATCCGAGCGAGAGCGGGAAGCCGGGAACGGCCGGCGGTATCATGTCTTGGCGTGGCCCGCGATACCAAGCTCTTGCGGCGACGGGTGATCTATCTCCGGAAGGCCAGGCGAAGTTCTTCCTCAGCGAAGATCCGAACCTCATTGCCTCACTTAACAAGGCGCAAAGCGTCGAAGAGGCGCAGAGCCTGATGAATCGTGCGTGGGCTTTCAAAGGCTACAATCGGCCAGGCGGTGAGGCGGCACGGCGTATGCAGACGGCAAGCGCTTACCTTCCGCAGTTCCAAGGCAGTCAGCAGCCGACTCAGGTTGCCAGCCTGGATCCATCCGCGGGCATGCAGTCGCCCCAGACTGCCGCACAGGCGATCGAGGCACAGGCGCCGCTCGATGGCGGCAGTCTTTCTGACGAGGTCGCTGAATATCGCTCCACCCCAGAATACCGCGCTCAGTTTCCCGGCAGGCAGCCCGCCTCGCCGGCATTCGACAGCTCTCGGTTTGGAGACGTTGTCCCTCCGCCTCAAAATGGCGACGGACGCGCTGCTCTGCAGGCTGACCTTGCATCCCAAGCAAGCGCATATGCTGCGCCTTCACCGCGCGCCTCTGGTGCGCTTGGAGAGGCCGCCCCTGTGCAGGTCGCTGAGGCCGCTCAGGTCGCTCCTGTGGCTTCTTCACAGCCAGCAGCGCCTAACCCCTCCCAGCCGCAGCCCATGCAGGCACAGCCGTTTCAGATTGACCCGCAGGTTTTGCAGTTCCTGTCCAGCCCGTTTGCCGATGAAGGCCAGAAGCAATCTGTCCGCATGATGCTCCAACAGCAGATGCAGGCAGCCCAGCAGGCACAGGCGGAACAGCAGTGGCGGTCGCGTCAGGACTACGCCAATCAGCAGGAGCAGAATGACCCGTTGCGGCAGGCACAGATCGCTGAAGCAAAGGCGCGCGCAAATGCTCTCCAGACGCCGACACGCCCGATCACGGCCGAGGAGCGGCAGGCATGGGGCATCACGGACAACCGACCCTATGCAATGACCGCGAATGGCCCGGAGGCGATCGGCGGCAACGGGCAGACCATCAACGTCGGCGGTCAGATTGAAGCCCGGAAGCAGGCGGCGGAAGCACTTGGTCTAAAAGCCGATGACCCTCGATACATGGGCTATGTGTTGGGCGGCGACATGCCGAAGGAGAGCCAGCAGAACCTGACCGCGATCGACAAGAAAGCGGTATTGGACGCGCTCGACCAAGTGCAGGCTTCGAAGTCGGCAACCGAGCAGTTGCAGAGCATCATCACGCCTGGCGAGAACGGCCAGTCACTGAATGATCGAGCTGGATCTGGTGCCATGGCCGACTGGCAATCGTGGGCAGCCCGGAACGACCCGACTGGGTTCTTCGACGACGCCAAGGGGCAGGCAACAACGGAGCTCAACAATACCGTGCTGAACCAGGCGCTCGGCTCACTCAAGTCAATCTTCGGTGCAGCTCCTACGGAAGGGGAGCGCCAAATCCTGATGGACATGCAGGCCAGTGTGGACAAGACACCGGCCGAGCGGAAGATCATCATCGACAAGGCAATCGCGCTCGCTCAACGGCGTCAGCAGTTCAATCAGGACCGCGCTGACGAGATCCGTGGGAACACGTTCTACAAGCCGAAGCCCAGTGACCAGCCAAACGTACAGACCAACCCGCCGCGTACGGCAGACGAAGCTACTGGCATGCCACCATCCCGGCAGGACAACTCCGCCGTCGCCCGTCCCACTACCGATGAAGAGTTCAACGCTTTGCCGCCAGGATCTCTCTACATCGATCCGGACGACGGCAAACAGTATAGGAAACCATGATGAGAGTTGCTGACCGACGAGCTGCCGACGCCATCATCGACTTGCAGCGAAAGCGAGGGATGATCTCTACGTCAGATTTCGGAAAAACCGAACAATCTCGATGGTCCCCGATAGAGCGTTCTGACGACGGAGATGCTCTTCAATCTCATCAAGGCGGTCCTCAAGGTCATGCCCCGGCGGCAAAGACTGAATGACCATTGCCAAAACCAGCCGCAGGCCGTGCAACTGTGCATGCAGCTCTGTCAGATCGTCGTTTTTCATTGTGCGCCCTCGGTTTGCGCGATCATTGAATCTATCTCCACGGGAGTCGAGTCATGCCAAGGTTTAACGGAGTCCCCGTCGAGCAGGCGGCAGAGCAGGAAGGCGCTCCTCGCAAGCCTCGCTTCGGTGGAATCCCGGTCTCCAATGAGCCGCAGTTCGCAGGTGGCATGGCGGGGGCTGCAGCACTCGGCGCCGGCGACACTATGTCCTTCGGTTTCGGCGATGAGCTCGGGGCAGGGCTCGGGGCTGCATCAGAGTACCTCGCCTCGAAAATCACAGGTGAGGAGCCGCGGTCCTACAGCGAGCTCCTCGGCAAGATGAGAGACCAAGAGGCGCGCGCAAAGGAAACGAACCCGGGCTCGTTTCTCACCGGGCAGATCGCAGGTGGCCTTGCCGGCGGCGCAGGGCTCGCTCGAGGCGGTCTTTCGCTGGGAGCAAATGCGATCCAGAAAGGCGCTAACCTGGCGAGAGTATCGGGTGCTTCTCTCGCCGACGGCGCGATACTCGGTGGGCTTCAGGGCGTCGGAAGTGGCGAAGGACTAGACGGACGTATCCAGGCTGGGACCGTTGGAATGCTTACAGGGGGAGCGCTTGGTGGCGTTGCGCCAGGGGCTATCGCTGGGGTTCAGAAAGTAGCTGGCATGGCTGCTGCACCGATAGCTGCCAGAGTATTTCCCGATCGCTATGCTGAGCGGGCGTTGGGCGACACACTTCGTCGTTCGGGCATGACAGTCGATGAGGTGGCGAATGCGCTTGATGCCGCTCGGGCTGACGGGCAGGGCATGTTCAACGTTGCCGACGCCATGGGCAACGCCGGGCAGCGGATGCTCTCGACGGCGGCCCGCACGCCACACAATGAACGGCAGGCAGTGATTGAAGGCTTACAGTCCCGGCAGATCGGTCAAGGCGAGCGTCTTGCCAGCTTCCTTGCAGAGGGCTTCAACGCTCCAGACACGGCAGCCCAGAGAGCTGCTCGGCTGACTACCGAACGCGCAACGGCCGCCAATGCCAACTACGGCGCGGCTCGTAACAGCGCGGGCGTCGTGGACCCGACCAATGCAATCGCCGCGGCAGACGACTTCCTCAGCCCAGGCGCAACCCGACTGATGAACCCCGGCAACAATATCGCAGACGATTCGATCGAAGCCGCGGTTCGTCGGGCGCGATCCTATCTCACCGACGGGAATTCCGTTCTCACCGACTTCAACGCCTCCCTTCGGGCGAAGCAGGAGTTGGATGCGATGATCGAAGGTGCTCGGCCAGCCGCGCAGCGACAGCTTATCCCAGTTCGTAACGCGCTGGACAACGCGCTGGAACAGGCATCACCCAATTATGCCGCCGCGCGCAACGCCTTCCGTCAGCAGAGCAGGTCAATTGACGCCGTAGAGGCTGGAACGAATGCTGCATCCCCGCGAGTCCGCTCGGCTGACAGCGTTCCCGCATTCCAAGGAATGTCACCTGAAGAGCAAGCTGCATTCCGTGCAGGCTACGTGGATCCATACATCACAAAGATCGAATCCACATCGATGTCGCCGACCACCAACAAGGCGCGTGGCCTGATCACCCCGAAAACGGGTGAAGAGTTTCCGGCATTCGCAGCGCCCGGCCGAGGAGACCAAATGGGAAACCGCATTGCGCGCGAGCAGCGCATGTTTGAGACCTCTAATGCGGCCTTGGGCGGATCGAAGACTGCTGACAACCTTGCCGATGCTGCAGAATTGAACCGGTTCGACCCAGGCGTGATGAGCGCGCTGATGAACGGAAAGCCTATTTCGGCGCTGCTTGCCGGGGCTAAGGGGGTCTTGAACGAAGCCTCCGGAACGCCACCGCGCGTTGTCGAACAGCTGGCCCGCGCCTTGATGGAAAGCGACCCGGCGGCGGCCCGCGCGGTCCTCCAGGGCGGGCAGAACCGAGTAACGAGCTCTGATGAACTCAGAGCGCGCATCATATCTACGCTACTCGGGACGGGAGCCGCCGGAGCCGGGCGGATTGCGGCGCCATGATGCTGGCGTCTTGTTGCCGGTGATGTCGATCGCCCATGCAACGATGCCTGCACCTGTCATAACGCCGAGGGCTATCGACGCCCAGTGGACTTCGAATGAGTACAAATAACCGCACCAAGCTAAAGCGATGAGCGGCAATACCCATCGCCATGGCGCAGGCGAACGATCAACGGGCGGTTCGTTCTTATCATGATCGATCTGCATCAATAGCAACTCATGCTGTAGCTGGAAGACTGTCCGCCGACAAAGGTACTGCGCGGCGTCGTCGTGCAATTCACGGGACGGTTGGCAATAGCGTTGTTCTGCATCTGCGCGCCAGTGGCCGATAGCCCTGCGCCGGCACGCCGGAACGCTGCTTGATGGCTTTGGCTACGCTCACTGGTCTTGAACATGCGGCATTGGGCATAGGTAGGAGAGCCAGGGGCCGCGCCGATGGATCGGCAATACTGATCGTCCATAGCGGCGAGTCTCTCTTTGCCGATCATTGCATCACCGATGGGCGTGCCCTGACATCCTGCCAAGGTCAGCAGCGCGAGTAGAGTTGCAGTCCTCATAGTCCATCGACTTTCTGCCATCCAGCGGTGCTCGGCATGCCTTGAGCAATTTGCATGGCAACCATACGCAAGAAAATTAAGCGCAGCAATCCAACTCTGCGTTGACTCTGTAACGACTCCTCATAGTCTGCAGCCCTCTATTGTCTGGGGGATTTCAGAATGGGTGTTACGGTTACGGTGGGGGCCAACTTTGGCCTCGACATGAGGGAATTGGATTTCAGTTCGATCTGGTATGCAGATGAAACTGCTACAACATCGAAGCTGTTCAGAGCATATTATTCAAACGGCTTCATCGATGAATTTCGCGGCACGAAGTTCAGCTATGACGATGACGGCGTTCCGACGGGCGGGACCGCGACGAGCTATGCGGGCCTCTACAACGGACAGCGGGTGTTCACCATCGACGGAGCATCGATCTCCGTAAAGTCCATCGTCGACGCGTCCCTTACCTACGACACAAAGGATGACCTGCGCCTTATCAAGGACGAACTAGCAGGCGCGGACACCTTCAAAGGCGGTAACGCACGGGACGTCATGTTCGGCTATGGTGGCAATGACACCATGAAGGGCAACGCTGGCAACGACCTGCTGGTCGGCGGAGGCGGCAACGACAAGCTCGAAGGTGGTCTTGGCGGGGACTACCTCTACGGTGAGTCAGGAGCTGACACCTTCATTTTTCGCAGCGTGAAAGAGTCGACGGTTGCGTCGGCGGGTAGAGACACGATTTTCGACTTCACGTCTGCCGACCATATCGATCTGCGATCCATCGACGCGAGCACTAAGGCAAGCGGGAATCAAAGCTTCTCCTTCTTGGGGACGAAGGACTTCACGGGTAAAGCAGGCGAAGTGCGTTACGAGAAAAAGGCGTCTGACACCTACATCTACGCCGACACAAACGGGGACAAGAAGGCCGATTTCGCGATCCATCTTGACGATGCGATCACACTGAAATCTGGGTTCTTCCTCCTCTAATTCAGAGACAAATTGTCAGTATTCGATCAAGGCGGCTCCTTTCGGAAGCCGCCTTTTTCTATGGGGAAAAGGGACGTTGAATGCCTAGATCAGGTGGAATCTATACACCGCCGGCAGGGTCGAAGGGCTCGCCAGGCACGACGATCCAGTCAAGCAAGTTCAATGCTTTGGTTGACGATTTGTCGGCAGACGCAAATGCCGCTCGCCCGATTACTGCCGGCGGAACTGGGGCCACAAACGCTACCGCGGCGAGGACAGCGCTCGGGGTACAAGCCTACGACGATGGCCTGCAGTCTATCGCCGCGTTGACCACTGCCGCTGATCGTATGATCTATACTACGGCGATGGACGCCTATGCCGTAACCGCGCTGACGGCATTCGCGCGTTCGATCCTTGATGATGCGGACGCCGCCACTGCTCGAGCAACGCTCGGCGCGAACAATGCGGCCAACCTAACTACTGGGTTGGTAGACCCCGCAAGGATCAAGCATTGGCTTGCGTCCACAGCCGATAGTGGCTCCGTCTACATGACGAACAGCCTCGACGGGACGACCGGGGGACGTATAGGCCTTACGACGGCTGGGAACCTGATTTATTCCTTCAATGATGTGGAAATGTTCCGTGTCGGCACAACCGGCATCATGGGAAGCGTTTCTATTCCCGCGTCGCTGCTGACTGGCCTTACCGTCAATGATGCGAATTGGTCTGGTGCGGATCTGTCGATTGCCAACGGAGGAACAGGCGCTTCAACGGCTGCCGCGGCATTGGCAGCGTTGGGTGGGAATAACGCATCCAATCTCAGTACTGGAACCGTCCCTAATGGGCGCATCTCAGGTTCCTATGACGGCATCGACACGCTGACCGCAAATCGGGTCCGGTTGCTGGCAACAAACGACGCAACCGTCGCATCTACCGCGCACGCCTTTCAAGTTGGCCCTGATAGTGGCAGCAACCTCATCATCGACAACAACGAAATCATGTCTCGTATCAACGGCGTGGTCGATGAGCTGAATCTGAACGTCGACGGCGGCCAAGTGAACATCGGCGGCGATGCCAACACCTGGATTATCTTCCTGCGATCCCCGACAACGGTCAACAGGCTGCTGACTCTGGGCGCTGGCCTTCGAATGATTGATCAGACGCTTGATATCGGCAACGCCGGCATCTTGTGCTGGGGAAATGAGGATGACAGGCTCGTATTTGACGAGACCAACAACAGTTTTACGTTTTACGCCGACGATGCTACGGCCGGGCTTCGCGTAGGCAATCTCACCATTGACGACGATTTGCCTATATCAAGTGGTGGGACGGGTGCGTCCTCAGCGTCTAGTGCCAGAACGAATCTAGGCCTTGGCCAGCTTGCTACGCTCGACAGGCTCGACCTGATCTATACCGGCACAACCTCAACTGAAACGAACTATCCTCTTGGGGCTTTCATTCTGGTCAACGTGAATGGGCAGACGCCTCCAGCTCGGAATGGCTCAGCCTCAATCTACAACTCCGGTGTAAACTTTGCCTTCCAGCTTGGAGCTAACGGCACGGTTTTAAGTGGCACGTGGAGAAACCGTGGTGCGTTGAGCAATGACACAGCGTTATTCCAGAGGACTGCTTAATGGAAAATAAGACCCTCTCCATTCTAGATGTCCACAAGGTAACGGCGACATCCGAGCCTGATGTGTTCATCTTAGATGTTTCCATTCTTGATGGGTTTGGCGGCGAAGAGCGCGGGGATTTCGTTAGCCGCCCAGATGATACAGCCGGTCTTGGTCCAGCGGCACGAGATTGGCTGAAAACAAATGAACATGAGGTGTTGCCTTTCGTGCCACCGACGCTGCAGGAGATCCGCGCGAGCCTCCATTCACTCACCCGTCGCCAGTTGCGTCTCGGCCTTCTGACGAACGGCATCACGTCCGCCCAGGTCGGCGCCGTCATCGAGGCAATGCCGGCCGGCGTGGAGAAGGAAATGGCAAAGATCGAGTGGGAAGACGCGAGTTCGTTCGAGCGGCTACACCCGCTCATTGCCTCCGTCGGCGGCGCGCTCGGCCTGACCGACGTGCAGATTGACGCCATGTGGGCCGCGGCAGCCGCTCTCTGATCTCAGCGATTGCTTGGAAGACGAGCGCCACGGCAGGATCTGTGGCTGGTGAAGTTGGCCCACGTCATTTTAGACTGGTCAGCTAGTGGCGCTGGCGACGTTGAAGGCTGGGATGATTGATTAGCAATCCCCCATCGCTCTCGTGCAGCGTGGACTCATTGTGATCCCCTGTCCACCGATGGCGTTCCCGCCGGATGCCGTCTTCGACCATCTTTGCAGGGTCTTTCTCGCCGCGGGTCATATGCTCGGCGACGATCGCCCACGCCAGCTGCTTTATATCGTCTGAAGCCAAATCAGCCTCCTGTTTTCAAGGGGTGTCTTAAGCTGTCGGACTGTAGCCAAGCTTACGCACAACCAGAGGACATCTCTATGAAGACCACCTTGGATGTTCAATCCGAGCTGCAACGCCGTGGCTATTACAAAGGCGAGTTGGACGGCCTGAAGGGTCCTCAGACGGACTATGCGATCCGGCAGTTCCAGTCGGCAAACGGACTCGAACGCGACGGAGACGTCGGGCCGATGACGCTGGCGAAGCTGTTCCCCGCAGCCAAGCCCGCGCCAGTCATGCAAACGCCTGTCTCCGCTTTCGACAAGGCGTCACAGGCCAATCTGTCGAAAGCCCACCCTAAGATCCAAGCGGTGCTGGTGCGAGCCCGCGAGGAAGTTGAGTTCCGCGTTCTAGACTCCAGCCGGGGCAGCGCAGCGCAGGAGAAGGCGTTCAAGGAAGGCCGGAGCAAAGCACGCTTCGGGCAGTCCGCGCACAACTGGTCACCGGCGATCGCTGTCGACCTCTTCCCGGCGCCGTATGATTGGAACGCCGTGAAGGCATTCGACGATCTGGCCGCCGTCGTCATGCGGATCGCGAAGGAAATGAAGGTGCCACTTCGCTGGGGCGGCGACTGGAACATGGACGGCAACAAGACGACGTCCGACGCCTGGGACAGGCCCCATTTCGAACTCCACCCTTGGCGCGACTTCGCCAAACACTGCACCCCCTACCTCTCCTGACCCCTGAAGGAACGACCATGCTGAAAACCCTGCTGTTGATCGCAGCGGCATGCCTTGTGCTGCCCGCTTGCCAGACTGTCCAGATCGACGCTGCGATCGAGAAGAACCTGCCGAAGGTCTGCTCGGCCGCTGCGACCGCGCATTCCGCGTTCGTCGTCGTTGCCGCGACCGGCAACCTCAAGGCCAAGACTATCGCCAAGGAAGCCGTCGCGTGGCGCGCGCTGGAGGTCGTCTGCGATGACCCGCAGGGCGTCACAACCGCAAATGCGCTGGTCAAGGCTGCCGAGGCCTATGCCGTCATCACCATCGCCCTCCGTGAAGCCAAGGAAGCCTGACCATGAACATTAGCAACTATCTCCCCATGGTCATTCGCTATGCGCTCGTCTCGCTCGCGACGCTCCTTGCAACACGCGGCTGGATCGACGGCGACCAGAACGCAGTCATCAGCCAGAATCTCGACGCCATCGTTGGTGCGCTGATTGCGCTAGGCACTGTCGCCTATGCCCTGTTCAAGCGTCCGTCGCAGAAAGCGCTCGAGGCGGCGAAGGAAATCGACAAGCAGCTGCCGAAATCGGCGCCCGTCGTGATCCAGACACCAGGAACCCAGCCCGACATTATCGTGCAGCCCAAGTAGCAGGAGCGCAGCTGAATGGTCGAAGACGCATCCAAGGAGATTGTGTCGTGGATGCTGACGAATGGTGGCGTCTTCGCCGTCACGAGCCTGCTCTTCCTCGGGCTGTACTTCTGGGAAAGACGAGCGAGAGCTCTGGATCGGAAGGACTTCGACGCGGCGCTCGCAGCCTCGGTAGCCGAGAACGTCAACACGTTGAAACTCGTCATCCCGCTTACTCAGAAATTCACAGACACCATGGATGTCGTCCTGCCGCTTGCCCTGGCGCAGCTCAACAGGAGGTCCGAATGAGTTTCGCTTGGTGGCGCCGACCGGAAGGGAGAACCCGTAGCCCTGCGCCGGTCATCGAAAACGAGAAGCGCGAACGCCAGGCCGAGTTGGCACAAGCTGTCGTCACATTTGAGCGGCGCAGGCTGAGCGTACACGAAACAGCGAAACAAGCATTGCAGAGCATGCGGGAGAACGACAAATGAAGCGGCTTACGACAAGCTGGGCGGCGTGGAGCTGCGTTGCGGCTGTCTCGACGTTCCTGCTCCTCAACTCCGTCATTCCCCATTCTGCTATGGTCGAAATTTCATCCGCGCTCGTCCTCGGGACAACGGTTGCGATCATTTTCCGATGGACGAGGGATGCGCTCATTTCGTTGCGCGACGGAAGACAAGGGCACGATTTCCTGATCGTCGGCGTTTTCTCCATCGTGTTGATGATCCTGATTCAGCGCGTCTGGGTAATTTGGCTGCGCATCACCGATCGACCCGACCATCTCGTCAATTCGGCCATGACGGCCTTCATCCCTTGGATGCTCGCTTGGGCCTGTATTCTCGTGCTCATTGCGCCGGACGCAGGGGTAGGGGCCGTTCCCCCGCGTAGCCGAGTCCTTCTCTACGTCGGGCTTTTCGCCGCCGGCATGGCGTCCGGCGTCAGCATCCTTCTCCCCTTCATTCTCTCGAAATAGGAGCCCGCAATGGCAGTAGAGACAACTGAGACCACCGTCGCGGGCTTCACCGGGCGCGCCAATCTGATGAAGGCCGTCTCGATTGACCCTTCGACAGGCGCCGCAATCTCACCGACGACCAAGAAGCAATACACGTTGCTGGCCGGGTACTCCGCGATCGGCAGTGGGCCACAGGTTGGGCCGGTGGATGGCGGCGATTACATCTGGCGCGTCGAGGCAACGACGTGGACCGGAGTGACCGCCAACCTCGAATTTCTCAAGCTTGATGGCGTGAGCTGGGCGCCGGTGCTGAAGGCAGATACGAGCCCAGTAGTGGCCACGGCAGATGCCTCTATCGGCATCGGCATTGCGCAGGGCTCGATCATGCGCGTGAGGACGAGCGGTGCGGCCCCCGTCAACATGAACAGCGCACTCGGAGGGCTCTGATATGTCGGCCGTTGGATATGGCCTCGCTGTCAGCCAAGCATTCATGGACAGCCTTATGAGTCGGGTGAAGTCGCTCGAGACGAACAAGGCCGATGTGCAGACGGTCAACGCAATCGAGACTGAGATCAGCACTCCGTCGCCGATGCGCGGGCAGAGTGAGCGCATTCAGGTCGTCGGCTCGGCCGGCCTCGCTACTTGGGTCTACCCAACGGCGTTCGACGTAAATCCCTCCATTCAAGCGACGGCAGAAACGCCGGCCGTAGCGACGTTCACGAACGTCGCATCCGTGGTGCAGGGGTCGATATCGAAGACACAGGTTCAGATCGCCGTCGTCCAGATCCCGAAGTCGATCACGCTACCAACGTTGGCTACAGCGCTTCTCGGGTTGGTCATCTCCCTCTTCGGGGTAGCGCCAGCTGGTGTCTACGTCCAAGTGTACGCAAGGAAGCCCTGATATGGTCTCAAGAGCAATACTCAACGGCTGGCCATTGGTCCCGCCGTGCAGACCTGCCACGTCTCCCGCGTTTACCGTGCCGCCTTCCATTTCGGGGGTGTTCGCTGTCGGCTCGACCTTGACTGCCTCATCGGGTACCGTGACCGGCTTCCCAACGCCCTCAATCAGCTACCGCTGGTATCGCGACGGCTTCGACACCGGCGTGACAGCCTCGACTTACCCGATCAGCGCAGCGGATCTCGGCCTCCGGATAGATCTTGCCGTTGTCGCCACGAATGCGAGCGGGAGCATGCCTGCTTATGTCACCGGCAGCACCGTAGGGCAGGGTGGTGGGGTGCCTGTCACACCACTCGGCCCAACCACCGCTAGTTTCACAGCTGGCGCAAGTGCCGGCACGCTGATTGCTGCAATCACCGGACTCTCTGCGGGCGAGACGGTAACAGCAGTCACTCCAAATGATGGTCGATTGGCCATCGCCGGCGGCGGCACACAGCTGGTTACCGGCCTGTCAGCTTCGTCTGCTGGAAGCATTGCGGCTACTTTGACGACGAGCGCAGGCCGGACCCTGAGCGTGGCGATCACCGTCAATGCGGCTGGCGCTTCGCCTTACAGGTTCGCCGCCACCCGGCTGCGGTTTCCGACTGTCACGGGCACGTTCCCGGCGGCGGGCAACTATCAGATCGCGAGCTTCTTCTTCGGGTCGCCCGCCTACGACGTGACCGAGCCGCGCTTTTTCATGCCGACGTTCTACCAGCTGACGACCGGCGCCAACCCTTCTGAGATCATCGCCCCGAACTCATTCAACCTTGAAGGCGTATCGATCAAGGTGGGCGGCGTCTGGTACGCCGTGCCGAACGCGTCCTTTACGATCGACCCCTCGACGGAGTCCTGCGGATACCTGCTCGATCCCATCCCCGGCCTCACCATCCCTGCGAACTCCCTGATTGAGGGTCGAGTGGCCTTCAACGGCGCGACCGGCGCAACCATGATCGGCGTGTCGCGCGCGAACCTTATGGGCGAGGTCGCAGGCGGATCTTCGACGAGCCTTGCCGCGAAGCTCACGGACGGGTCCGCTATCACGCAGTCCAACGCCGTGGCGCGTCAGTACATCCCCGCGTTCATGGTCGCCAAGGGTGGTGACGGTCGTCCTGTCTTCTTGCTTGCCGGCGACAGCATCCAGGCCGGGGCTAACGCTAACGGTGCGTCGTTCGGCCTTCTGTCTCCTCGTGGGAATGTCGGCTACTGGCAAAGTGGTCTTGACGACAACACCGGGTCGAAGCGTCTTGCTTATGGCACCCTCGCGTTGGAAGGCTCGCGCCCCGGCGATTGGTCCACGCGGGCGAACTGGGCTCGCAAGCTGGACGCGGTCAAGAAGGTCACAACGGCCAATGGTGGCGTCCCTCCCTTCACGCAGATCGGGTCGAACCACGGCAACAACTCAATCAACGCGGCGGACCTGTACGCAACCGTGGTCGCCTTCTGGCAGCTCCTGAAGGCCGAGTTCCCCGGCATTCCGATCCACCATTCGGAGCTTCTCAGCCGTCCGACCTCGACGGACGGTTTCCAGTCGCTGGCAAACCAGAACGTGGCCGCTGTGGACACCTACAACGGCGGGGTTGCGGCAGGGATGGGGCAGCGCTTTGTCTTCAATGAGAAGGTCGGCAAAGGAGCGCTTCTGGGCGATCCTACCGCGCAGGCCCGTGTTGACGGATGGATTGCCAGCTCGTTCGCGCCATGGCGCATCTACGCCTACGATACGGGGGTCAACCGCGACAAGCTGTCGATCATCGCCGGGGCTTACACGCTTGCAGCTGATGTCGCCTCGGGCGCGACGGTCTTTACGCTCACCGACGTCACGAACATTCAGCAAGGTGACATGGTAGGCGTCAACTACGTGGCGGCGGGCGCTGCGTCCTTCGACAGCATCGTGACCGCCGTGAACACCGGCACAAAGCAGATCACCCTGGCCTCCGGTGCGACGCAAGCCTTTACCGCTAACACGCCGGTCAACCCGATGTGGAACAGCCGAGACGGCCTTCACCCGGGCTTGCGAGCCCACAACCGCATAGCACTTGAAGCTGTCGTTCCGTGGAAAGTCGCGCAGGGATGGGTATGATCATGACGGGCAGGAGAGAAACGATCATCGTGCGTGGGGATAGCGTATCTTGCTACATAACCGATGAACTAGGCGAGTGCGGATGGAATGAGAACGGCGTGTCATCTGCTGGTGTGTTCATGAACGAACAGAGCAAGCGAGACTTTCTAGCGCAGGTTAGAGAGATCCTCAAAGGGATCGATCGTCAAGAAGGGCACCACGAGGACGGTTGGTGGGAGACATCAATCGGAGCCGAGTTTGGCCAAAGCAAACTCCGCGAGATCGAAAATCTCATTGAAGGGCTAAAGTGTTCATGAAAAACGCACTTGATCTGCCTCTCAAAGGGCTCGTCCGTCGCGCCGATAACCGTATCATCATCCAGCAGCCGGGTTACGTTCTTGACGGCTACGACCTGACGGACTTCTACGTCTCCGTTGTTGCTGACGACGTGGTCATTACCCGCTGCCTGCTCGGCGCTGCGGGCAACTTCACCGTTGATCAGCAGTCAGGATCGGGGCTGACTGTCATCGGCTGCGACTTCGATACGAAGCATGTGGCGAGCAAGCAGATGGCCTTCATCAGCGGCAGGGACGGAACCCTGACCGTCCGAAAGTGTAAGTTCAAGGGTGCAGGGTCCGATTGTATCCTGATCTCACGCGGCATCATCGAGGACAACGAGTTCTCCGACCCGTGGGGGCGCCCAGGCTCCCACTCGGACGCGATCACCGTCTCGAAGACGACCGGGCCGGTGGCGATCCGCAACAACAGGTTCGATTGGCGTGCTCTGCCGGGTGCGCCAGGAGGCCCCAACAATTGCATCCGCGTCTCAGCCACGGCGAGCGCTGTCGTCCGTGATGTAACGATCGAGCGCAATACGCTGGTCGGTGGCACATTTCCTATTCAAGCGGGTGTAGATCCGACCTCGAACAAGGACACACGCTGCGAGCGCATCGCCATCCGCGACAACGTCGTCAGTGGCTGGGGAAAAAGTATGGGCTGGCTCTATCCGACGAAGCGAGCGGCTGACCTCGTCTGTGTCGGGAACCGCACTCCAGACGGCGAACTGCTCGCAGCCTGACCGCCGACCCATTATCAACTGATTAAGCGCGGGT